CACGCAATAGATAAACAAACTTAGTTGATGATAAGTTATTAATGTTTCCAGTAAAATATAAATCAGTACCTTTATAGAAGCATTCAAATTCGGACATTATCTACCTCATTTATTAACTTAGTTAACTTATCTTCAATAATAACTACACTATCATCATCATCTACACATCTCATCTACACTAAACCATTCTAATTCTATTACTTGTTTCTTACTCATACTTGTTACACTTGTAATTGACGGAGTTATACACTTTAATTAACATGACTTGCGAATTATCAACAACTAGTTTAATCAAGAATCTATATATAGAATGTCAAACACCTATATTAGATCAATTCAGCATAACTAATAGAGCTACATTTAATAGTGTTAGTTATTTAGTTATTCCAGTTATATCATCTAATTATACTAGATTATTAACCGAACGATCAGAATTAGTAGATACATTAAATACCGCATTTATTAGACCTAAACCTGTGCGAGTTGGATTTACTGTACGTATAGTTAACAATGATTGGAATGTACATCGTTGTCTAGAGTTTCTAGCTATTAGTAGTGTTACTAGTAGTTACAATAACTATATTCCAGTAACTGTAATTGATTATGTGCGACCTGAAGTAACTGATGCTACTGCTACAGTTCGTAAAGGTATGCTAACTTTATCTGCTGGTAATGGTAGAACTGGTAACTATACTGAAGATTATGAGATTACATTTAATGAAATAACTAAACGAGTGATAATGTAAAGGACAAAGTCAACATTATGTTTATTCTTACTAATACAGATTTACCGGAATTAGCAACTACATACTATAACAGTTGTATTAATAGCATTCTTAAACAATCAACTAGTTTAACTAATAGTGGTTTAATATCGAAGCTATTTAGTAATGTAACTACAACTATTACAACTGTAACTGCGAATAATAATGGAACATACGAATTAACTACAGATACATTACCTGATTTAATAACAACTACAAATGGAACATTCACATTAGCTAAGGATATTAATAACCCTGTTAATGGTGAGTTTATTTACATTAATAATAAAGTAGTTATTTATAGTGCAGTTAATTTAATTAATGTAACTGTATTTAGTTCACCAATAGTTAATTCACTTAGAATACCTACTATAAATGGATTAGCAGGATTGCCAGTTCTATCTAACATAACTATTAGTGAATCATTTCAAGATCATCCAACTGCATCTATTAGTTTAGTTACTAGCGTTAATTACATTGCTCAAGTTAGAAGTCTATTTAGAGTAAGTAGTTTATTTAATCTCAGTAAATATCAGTTTGTAGTTAATAGTTATAATGAAGAGTTATCTAGTGATGATGATATATTAAGAGTTAATATTAACCTACGCGGAAAATGGGATAACTATGTTAATTATCCAATAGCACTTAATAATACAACTGATATTAACAATAACTTTCAAGATCCAGAATGTTCAATTGATGCAACTGAAATAGCTAAAACTAAGAAGTACGTAACTATTAATGAAGTTGCTGCTAAAAGTGGAGCTAGGATAACTGGCATTGAAGGAACTGTAATTGTAGATAAATCAGATAATAATGCAACTGTAACATTAGGTAGTTTAATTAATGAATACCTTGATATTAATTCTGCATTTGTTGATTACAATAAACCTGATGTAATAGTATGTAGAAAACTTAATGCTGTTACTAGTTGGACATATAATAGTGATAAGATATTAAGTAACTTTAATACTACTATTAATCGTAATTTACCATTACCAATTAACGGTAGTTACGGATCAATCAATAACAACATCAGTTACACATCGTTAGTTCCAACAACTATAACTAATCGTGTAACATCACTAACTGCTGAAAATACATTTATCATTCCATATCCAACTATCTACAATTACACAACTCCTGATAACTTTAATGACGCTGGTAATATAGTTATTGAGGAAGCAACTAAGGATATACAATCTAAGTTTGAAAATCGTAAACCAGTTAAACGTACTTATATTAAAGGTGATTTAGATGCAGCAACTTGTCCATCTAACATAACTAGACTTAAAACACTTGATCTTAATCATGATAAGAGTGGTGTAACTAAAACTATCATAGATATAACTGAAGAAGATAATAATCCAATAAGTGAAGTTACGCGACGTTATGGATTTGCATATACAGCATGGGATATAACATTAATTAGTGGTGAAAGTATTGAATTAGATAGTGCTGCTACTAATTGGTGGACACTAATTGAAGAAACTAAAACTACATATAACTATGATAATAAAACTGGATATCTACTTGGTTATGATTTAACTGGACGTAAACTAATTCGCGCCAATATAGAAGGTGATGATAGATATACTCAAGAATATCAACTTGCAGTTAACGATGGTGAAACTCCATCTAGTGCGGATACTGCAACTTATAACACTTATCAATTTAAGTTTGTTCGTGTTACAGGAGCTAAGAGATATGAGTTAGCTCAACATAGAGATTACTATCGTCAATTTGGACAACAATCTAAGTTTATTAAACAATGCAATAAAGATGGTTCTAGTAGTTATGTAGCAGATCCAACTTATATTGAACCTATGTTTGTAATAGCTGAAGCAGAACAATATAGTTGTTTCTTAAGTGTTGATAATCCACTTAATTTAGAACGCGAATCAGGAGATCCAGTTGAACCACCATTAACTAGTGGTCAGGAGACATATAATAGAACATTCCTTAAAATACTATCATCTAAGAATAGTGCTAAACAACAGAACTTCCGTAGTGACTATCAAGGTGAAGACACTTATATCTCATATACAAGTAACTTTACATCACAAGATCCTGGATTTCGTGCAGTTACTGAAGAAACAAGTAGTTCAACTAATACAGGAATACCACCTGTACATACTCGTAAACCACCTAAATATGAATTAATTGAACCTAAGAAAGAAGAAGATAAAGTTACTAATAATTATAGATATGTTTATTGGACAACCCCTTATACTGGTGGTTATCCTAGAACTGGTAGTTATAACTTCGATAAAGCTAAGAATATAAATGAAGTAACTGCTGCTGTTAATAATCAACTTAGAATAGATGATATTAGAAATACATTAACATCAACTATGACTATTCCATATAACGATAGTATTACAACTGGAGATAAAGTAACTGTTATATTTAATGGTTTACAATGTCGAAGACGAGTAGTTAGTATAACTCATTCTATAGAACAAGAGGTTACTAATGTTGGTATTGAAACTACAGCAGTAACTAATTTAACTATGGGTATTGATAGAGATATTAGTGTTAGTAGTAAAAAAGAAAAGATAGTTAAACCCGTTAAACCAACACCTAAAACCCCATCTGATGTTTATGCTGAAGGATTTAAATTAGGTTCATTATTACCAAATACACTAGGACGTGGATCATGAACGACTATATGAAGTTACTAGAAGATGAGTTAAGAAGACTAGTTAAGAATAAGGTTACAGTTAATGTAGTTAATAGTAATTATGTTATTGATGTTAGAGGTAAACAAATAACTGTACCTCTAACAAATACAACAACCGTAAGAAAAAATAGTATTAAGAGTAAGTAGCGTCCTCGTATTTAAACCTACTATAATAACGTTCCTCTACTATATGTTTCTCACTATTTAATACACCATGTAATTTAATATTTCCCTCTTTAATTTGTTGATCTAATGCTAATTTAAGTAAAACTAAATCTATGTTATGTTTAGTAACTAGTTCATCTAAGGTATAACCTTTAGGTAAACTAGCTTCTTTTAACTGTAATTTAAATAGATCAAGTAATACTGGTTGCACATAATCACTATGGCGTAATAAATAGGCGCGATTAATTGATTGTTCTATTTCTAATTTAAGCGTCTCTTCTTTTTTCTTACATTCATAAAGTTCATTTAATTGAGTTAAATAAACTGGTTTATTATCAACTAATGTTAGTTGAAGTAGTTCATTGATTGCTTTATCTAGGTTATTCATAGTGCGTTAAGTATGTCAAGGTAACTAACAAGTTTAATATCAGTAATAACATCTGGTAGATCACAGAATCTCACATTTAAATAATCTTCAACTAATCCATAATAACGTACTGTATTATAACCATTAGCTTTTAAATAAATACCAATATTGTGTAGTGTAGCTGTTCTATCAGGTAATCCTTCTAATGGTGGTAATTTACCATTTAAAACATTATTAATAACGTCGCTAACTTGTTGTTTAGTTATCATAGTTTATCTAATATGTCAAGGTAACTAAGTTGTGGTAATTCTTTAACAGCAGATAGATTTATTATTTCTACATTACAAGTTTTCTCTAACCAAGCTATTGTAGTCATATTAAATGGGTTAGCTATAGCGGACATTTGATTATAAGTACGTCCACTTAATCTAATTGATGTAGGTCTATTACCACTTTCTTTATAAGAACATCGAATTAAATTGCGGATATATGATTGAGCTTCTTGTAAGTTCATATATTATAATTACTCATATACACTATTTTCTTACTCATGACAACAACCTATAGTTCGGGTAAATTACAACTTACATTTAATTCAGGTAATGTATCTGTAGTTAATGGTTCAGGTAACTTAGGAGTTACAGGAACTTACTATATCTCTATTCAAGGTCGGAATCTAATTGGACTTAATCTGAATAGTACATTAGTTCCAGTTACTTTAACTACAACATCTACATTAACTATAACATTACCATCATTAGCTAGTGGTGAAACTTGGTCTGACATAGTTATATCAGCATCAACTACTAATAACGTATCTGCCTTAACTCAAGTAATGGTAGTTAATAGTGCTGATTTTAATTCGCCAGTTATATTAACTAGTGTTGAGTTGTTCAAGCTAACTACACTTGCTCGTACTGTAGCTAACTCTGCTGCATTACCAGCAACACCAATTCAGGGACTTATAAGATACATAACTAACCTCAACTACTACTATGAATACGATGAATACAGTACAGCAACTGTAGATAACTTAACTGTATTAACTGCAACTACTGGTAGATGGCTTAGAGTAGGTGCAATTAGTACGTATATAACTGATACTACAGCTACAGATGGATGTGATCAAGATGTTCGCACACCTAATCTAATTGTTAATGCACCATCATATACTTGTGATGGTAGTAAAGGTGATGGAGTTACCTTCTGGTTACGTAATGAATTTAGCACTATTATTTCAAGTGGAACTAGAATTAGTTGTACTGTGCGATTATTTGAGGAAGATAAATCTCAATTGTTCGATAGTCTCCTAATACTAGAACTACTTGGTTATGTTAATTTAATAACTGGAGTATTAGATGCTTCAGTTAGTAGTGGTGAAGTAACTTATCAACCTCGTAGTCAATGGTTAACATTACCAGAGGATCTCGACATTGGTTATGCTGCTGTAGTTAGAGTTAGTCCTAAATTCACCATTACTGATTTAGATAACAATGTTCCATATCTAGCTAACTTAACTACATACGTTACATTTGCTCCAACTAGCGGTATCTATACTCCTGGTGTATTCGGCAACTTAATTTACAACGAATATGATAAGTGGCGCATTTATTCTGATGTTGGACTTAGTGTAATTAAGAGTAAGGGTAGTGGAATAGTTAATAATTATGAACTTAATGATATATCCGCCGAAACTATAACAGGGTTAAGTTCTAATACCGCCAACCAGTATATTTTTCTTACTAGTAATGGTACTTCGTTCGCATCAACTACTAGTTCATTCGTTAGTGCAGTTAAGCGATGTGTAGTTAGTACAGTTAATGGTATAGGAACTCCAGTTAGTTATGGTAGCTTCGCGTTAAATAACACTAAGAAGTTATCTGTAACTGTTAATTATCCAACTAGTGTTAGAAGTAATTATCCTGATGCTCTTATTGCAGGTTCTAGTAAAGGTAAGTTTAATGCAACTAATGTTGTTATCTATATTAAGAATAGTAGTAATGCCGTATTCGTAACTGAAGTTAACATAACTCCATCTGCTAGTAATGATGTTTATGTACTTAATTATAGTGACTTTACTAGTTCTACATTAGCAACACCATCTAGTAATTATGGTTTATATACACCATTAAGTGTAACTACTTCAACTCCATCTAACAGTAGTACATTTCCTACTGGTAGTTATGAAGTGTTTGTTGCATTTAAATACACTGGAGTTGTTACAGTTATTGATCATAGTGTTAGTGAGTTATATGAGATAACAAGTAACCTGAGTGAGTTATTCTCAACTAGTGCAACAGTATGGTATAGCGATAATGGTGTTCCTAGTAGTTTAATTGGTGAAGATGGTTCATATTATCTTAATTATGATAATGCTAATATTTATAAGAAGGTTAATGATACTTGGAGTTTAGATGGAAATATTAGTGTTATTTCACCTTCATTTACTACTATTGCAGTTAGTGGACAAAGTAATGTAGTTGCAGATCAAACTAATGATAGTTTAACTCTAGTTGCAGGAACTGGTATTACATTAACTACTAATGCCACAACCGATGCTATTACTATTACTGGAACTAGCGTCACTAATACATTTAGTACAATAACTGTAGCTGGACAATCTGATATAGTTGCTGATAATGGAACTGATACATTAACTATTGCTGCTGGTAGTGGTATTACCTTAACTACAAATTCTGCTACTGATACATTAACTATCGCAGGAACTGCTGTTAGTAATACATTTAGTACAATTGCAGTTAGTGGTCAATCTGATGTAGTAGCTGATAGTGCCAGTGATACTATTACGTTAGTTGCTGGAACTGGAATGACTATTACAACTAACACCACTACAGATACTATTACTTTTGAAAGTAGTGGTGTTAATGTTGATGTTACGCGAACTTCTACAATGTCTAATAGTATTGGAACTGGTAGTAAGACGTTTACTTATACTGCTAGTTCTAACTTAGGATGGTTAGTTAGTACGAGATTGCGTGCTGCGTATGATGTTTCTAACTATATGGAAGGTGTAGTTACTGCTGTTAGTAGTACCTCAGTTACTATTACATCAGATAATGCAGTTGGTAGTGGAACTTATACTAGTTGGAACATAACAATAGCTGGAGATAAAGGTTCTACTGGAAGTGCTGGTAGTTTAAATGCCGCATCTGGATTTATATTAACTCCTGTTGGAAGTCCCATTACTACATCAACTAACGAAGTTGGTTTCTATGTCGATAGCACTGATAACTTATTTAAAACTAGAGACGTTAATAATGGTACAGTTAGAACATTAGCATCATTAAATAGAGTTCAAGCATTTACTCAAACACAATATGCTACACCTGTTATTAATAATTCTGCTACTGGGACAGTAACTTTAGACGGTAGTGCTAGTAATGTTTTCATACTAACTCTAACTGGAAACCTGACTCTGACCATGAACAACATTCAAGTTGGAGCAACTTATATCATCTACTTAATTCAAGATGAAACTGGTAGTAGAACTATTACACTTGATGCTATATTTAAACGATTAACTGGTGATACAACTACAGTTAATACAACAGCTAATAAAGTTAATATGTTAACTGGAGTAGCTAGATCATCTAGTGCAATTACATTAGCTCCTATATCAGTTGAGGTTTAATCATGTTTACTTTTCCAGTTGGTTTTTTTAATCCTATTGTTAGTGGTGGTGTAGATCCTTTTGCCGCAAACGTAGCTCTATTTCTTAAAGGCAATGGCACTAATGGTAGTACAAATATCATTGACAGTTCACCAAATCCTAAAACAATTTCTGTTTTTGGCACTGCTCAAATTAGTACAGCGCAAAGTAAATATGGTGGCAGTAGTTTGTTTTCGACAGATACAACTTTGGGTAGCTTTGTACAAGCAACTACTACAATAAACTTGTCAAACTATACATTTGAAGTCTGGATATACCAGACAGTAGTATCTGATTGGACTTTATTTGCTGGTAGTATGGTTGGGGACGTTGATTTTAGTATTAATGGAAGTCAAATAAGAATAGGTAGAACAAACGTATCATGGGATATTACAACAAATGTAGCATTCACTTACAATACATTTCAACATATTGCTTTTTCTCGTTCTAATTATACTCAAAAAATATTTCTAAACGGATTAGAAGTATTTAGCAGTAATTATGAAATCCCACTTACAGCAACAAATCCTAGAGTAATGTGTACCAGAGATAATTATCAGGGGACGTTTGTTAGACAATTGTATGGTGGTTATGTAGATTCAGTTAGGTTAACTGATTCTGTTGGCAGGTATACTACTACTTTTAACCCTGAAACTGACACTTACTTGAATGTTTAATTATGAAATTTGCTCAACAACTACTATCTAACTTATTATGAACGAACGTAAATTAATAGATGAAATTAAACGCTTAGTTAACAATGATGTAATTATTGGTTACTATAATGGAACTACATTTACTGACGATAATGGTAAAACATACGCTTCCAGCTATTTAGTAACTAATAATTCTCCTATTGGTAGAGGATTCATAGTTCCATATGAAGGTAAATGGTTAGTTGTAGTAGCTAATAATAATCAAGAGGTAAGAAAAAATATAATAACTAGTAGAAGGAAGATAAGTATTGAAGATAAACCTAAACTTACTATTGATTATTTACTAGTTAACCCATTAATTAAATATGCTGGGACTATCATACCAGTAAATAACACATTTTATACAATTAGAGATAACAAATGGAAAAAGTATGAATTACCAGAAATAAGAGGATACTTAAATTATTATATTGATAGTAACTATGTTGTTATAAAAGGTGATGAAAAGGATGAGAGATTTAATCAATTAATCGTTTTAAAAGATGACGTATTTACAACCTATACATATCCAGAAGAACTTCCTGTATTAAAAACATGGCGCAAAGATTTTTTTAATACTTATGATAAGTATAAGGACTTTTATATTTATGGTAATCCTAGTAGTGGTATTAGTAAGATATTTACAGGGCGACAAAATAGATTATATAAATTATCCGGTATAAATGTAGATTTTTTTTATGGATCTTCACGTTTAGATGACATTATTGAAGCATTAAGTTTAGAACAATCTATTAATCTAAATATTGTTTCATGTCGTTTTACTGAGGATGACATTACTAATTGTAGGAAAGAACCATTTAAAGTGAAAAGTCCTAAATTAGATACTAATATTATTTCTCCTGAAGAAGTAAACAAACAAACTATTGTTAGCACTTATATTAAATTTCAATGAATAACCATTATCTGTCATCTCAAATAACTGGATTAACTACTAACATTGTTCAAGAGTTAGTAAGTCCACATAAACACACAATCCGCGATTATGAATCCATACTTCGTAATCCCTGGGCTAAGGAATGCTGTAATATTAAATCACTCAGAGCAACTGTAACTATAGGTGATTATCAGAATAAGAATAAAGAACATCAGGACTTCATACTTGATGCTATAGCTAATATGGATGGCACATTATCTGACATAGTAGGACGATTATGTAGTGCTATGCCATTTGGACATAGCAGTGCTGAAATAGCATTTAAACCAATACGTTCATTTGGTAAGACTCGCTACACACTGAAGGGAATTAATCTACTCGATCCTAAGAGAGTGCGTTATGCTGGTGCTGCTGGTAAATTAACTCATATTCGATATAACGATGGGATTCGTGCATTATGGATTCCTTATAACAAGTGTCTTCATATTACTAACGGATTAGTTACTAACTATAACGAACGTACTGCTTATGGTGATCCAGAGTGCGAAACAGCCTATCCATACGTCAAACTATACGAGATTATATTCAGTGAAATGGCGGTTAGTGCTAAGACACTTGCGGTAGGTATATTACTAGGTCGTGCTGATACTGAGAATACTGTTTACTTACAAAATAAAGATGGTAGTCAATACATAGACGTTAGAACTGGTAAACCTGTAGCTATTAGTGCTGTAGCTAACCTAGCTGAACAGTTTCAGAACCTTGAAACTCACAGTCATATAGTTACCGATAAACGTAATGAAGTTAGTGCCTTACAGATACCAGCAGGTGAACAGTTCTGGAATCTCGCAGAATCTATGTTGCGTAAGAATATATTTGCTGCATTTGGTGTACCTAGTATGGTGCTTGACGAAGGTAGTGGCGGTATTGCAACTGCTACACTCAGTGTTAAACATTTGTCAATTCTAGATAGTACAGTTGAAGCAACAGTTAAGAAGATTAGAGATCAACTGATTGAGAAAGTTATACGTCCACTTATTATATGGAACTATGGTGTTCAAGATGATTATGGTAGCTTCGCAGTTACTAATGTTAATGATCCGACTCAGGAGAGCGCACAGATACAAAACTTCATAACTGCATTTACTACACAAGTAATACCCATGACTGATCTAGAAGCAATGAATAAGTTTCGTGAGTTGATGAAATTATCACCAACTACAGAAGTTAGTCAGCCGGAGACTCAAAGCTATTAACTAAACTTTGCTTCTTACTTAATTTATTATTTAATCGCTCATGTAGATCATTTATAGAATCTTTATAAAATTTAAGTTCGTCCTTAAGTGAATCTACTGTATCCTGGGTATCCTGAATATTATACATACTTATAACCTTGTTTAATTGCATATTGAGCAGTTGCATAACCATCTAATTCCTTCTATCATGAGTTCCATCTCCTATCAATATAACTCCTTATTCTTTCAAAACTCTGACCAACGTAGAATCTAAGTGCTTCACGTAATTGATCAGGAGTTATATTAGGTATTGTTGATATAACCACATTTATAAAATACCAAGAGCTACTAGTTCATTGTATAACACTTCTATATTACATTGATAATAAGTATAGTGAGAACCACTTCCACCATAATAGTCATCTTCATGAATTTCACCCATTGAGCAGCTAATCGCATATAACTTCTTATAGGTAAGAAAACTAATGGTCGGATCTATGCTAGTAATGAGATTATCAAATGCCTCAAAGTTAGCTAATGGTTCATCTCCATCATAGTATGTAATATCGTCATCCCAACAGTTACCACTACTACCACCAGTAAACCAACTATCTGATTTAAAATATGGTTGATTAATGGTACAACCTAGATTATATTTATCTGCAAACACTAACCAATCTGGTTTAACTGCAACTTTATGTAACTTCATCGTTGTATTCTCAAATAGAAATTTAAATTCATCTAAGTTAGGTACATCTAGAGGTAATGTCTTAATACTAAATGCACTAGAGATATCACGTCTATTAACATCATTAATTAAACACTGATTACGATTCTCTTCCCAGTAATGTATCTCTATCTCAGTTAACTCTTTATTCTTAACTAGTGCATTAATAACTAGAGTTAATTGTTCATTAGTGTGAATTAAACCATCAATAATAAATGTATCAGTTATATAACGAATATAGTTATCTAACCTAGTTAACTTATTAACTGCATTCTTCTTATAACGTTTAAGTAGATCATCAAAATCAATATGTCTAATAAGTTTACTATTAGATGATTCTAGTTCCTTCGCAAATGTAGTTTTCCCACTACTCGGCAATCCCATCAATATTAATACTTTCATCTTTAATGTATGTAATTACAATAGCTGTTGCATCTGCACTATGAGAACTCGTAAACTTAGTAGTAGTTCCTAGATACTCATTAACTGAGTTACTAATCATAGCTTTATCAGCTTTACCAGTTCCAGTTACTACTAACTTAATATGTTTAGGAGTGTAACTATAAATAGACATGGATTTTAGTCTACTTAATACTTCAAATATACCAATGGCGCGATTTAGGCGTTCTCCATTGTTACCGCGACCTAGAAATACTGGTGCTTCGTATATCAGAGTATCTGGTGAATGCTCCGTCAATAACTTCTGATATTGGTGATAAATATGAACTAACTTATCGGAATCATCAGGTTGAGTTGCTGTTATTTCTCCAGTAGAGATAATCTTATTAACATCGGTATCGAATACACAATAACCGATGTTAACAATGCCGGGATCTATGCCAATTAATATCATGATTATAGTTAACTTAACTACATCAATAATAACTCTATATTAACTGGAGTGTAGTTAACGCATTCTACAGATACACATTTAAACAACTTAGAGTCGTGTGTAGTTATTGAGTTATGAAGATGTCCATGTACATTGATGAAGTTAACTCTACTTACTGGTTTGTGAGTTAGAAGTACATTAGTTAAGTTAACCTCTAGTTCTAACTCATTATAGACATCGAGGAAACCAACATTCTTAAACCATGTATTAGTGTGACCTTTATCATGATTGCCACGAATTAGATACTTACTGCCATTTAGTTGATCCATTATTAACTTAGTGTCGCGGAATCCAGCAAACGTAACATCACCTAAGTTATATACTATGTCATCATCATTAACTACACTATTCCAATTGCTGATAATTACATCGTGCATATCACCAGTAGTTAGAAATGGTCTATTGCAATACTCAATTACCTTATGATGAAATAGATGTAAATCACTAATTACGTAAATCATAATCTGCAAACGTTATGTTATCTAATTTAACTTGATTAATTAATGTCCAGTTACTCCAATCCAAATTAAGATATCTATCACCATTAACTACATTATAAGTATGAGTAATAAATAACTTAGTTACATGAGGTAACAGCGTAGCATAGATACTAGATCCACCTATTATCCAGATAGGTTTGTTATATGATCTAGCTACACTGATTGCAGTATTAATATCACTGATGAAGAATGTCTCAGATTCGTTAGTAGTCAATCCCTTGTCGCGCGTAATGATGATATTAACGCGGTTAGGAAGCTTCCTAGAGCGTAGATCACCTCTGAAGGTATTAGCTCCCATTATGACTACTCCACCTGTTGTGAGTGCCTTAAAACGCTGCATATCGGCACAGTCATAATTAACTAATTTGCCGCCATTACCAATGCAGTTATTGAGAGATATATTAGCTATTAGATTCATAATCAATTCCTTTGTCTAGTTATCCACTGTAATATTGTATTAATTTTAGTATCAGGTTCTACAGCTTTAATTAAATCAGCAATATCTTTATTTGATAAACTTACATTTTCATCATAAATCTGTTTTCTTACCTCTGATTTATTTTTATATTCATTAGGATCTACTTGCCATTCAATACTTCCATTTTCTAATTTAAAGATGTAATTTGTTTCATCTATTTGTTCAATGTTATTTTTAATTTGATATAAGCGTTTAATTTTCTTATTAGGAGATGGTTGATCTAATGCCCAAATAATTTCAGGATATTGAACTATACCACTAAAACCGCGTACCGATCTAGTAGTGTATTTATTATCCTTAATTTCACTCTTGTTAACTAATTGAGTAAATACAACTGCAATATTATATTTAAGAGCGATAGTAGCAAACCATTGTAGACAAGGTAGAACTTGACACGTATTTTCATCAACAATATTAAATCCAGATAACGAATCAACTATTAATAGTTCAATGTTTTCTGATTCAATAATCTTTTCAATTAATTCAATATCATCACTAACGTTATATGTAACTATCTCTAGTGGATTTTTAGGTGTAATGTAGTTGTTTCTACTACCACCTAATAAATCAATACGTTTAACGAATGATTTAATACGACCTTCTGTATCAATAATTAATACTCTACCTGTATCTTTAATTTCATAATCTTCTCTAGGTAAAAATGGTATATTACTAGTTATTGATAAACTAGCACCAACTAGACACCAACTTTTACCAATACCACCTTCAGCAACTACAGCACTAACACGACCTTTAGGAAATAAACCTCCTATATATTCAACTTCTACATTTTCAACTTCAAGATTCATAACAGTGTGTCGTAAACTTGGAATATATAGACTTTCAACAAATACATCATTCATCTTATTAAGGGTTTATATGTTGTATATGATTAATTATAAACTACAACATTGTCAGGGGTGGATAGGAAATGTTGTAAATAAAATAATTAAGTATTATTTAAGATTCATAATTCATAATAATACAGGTAAGTAAGAAAAAAGGTAGGGCGATTTCAACACTTGTATAATCTGATGCTAAGTATCTATCCGCCACTCCAAACATGAATCCGCCAGTTAGTAATGTGAAACTAATCCATCTCAGTTGTTTCATCTGATTAATGTATCCAATCTAATAATTCATTACAAGTAATAACACCGTTACATTGATAAACGTAGTTAAGTTATCTAAAGTACCACTTAACTTACATCAAGTTATCTATCATAGTGCATTTAATATTGATTCATATGTAACAGGTGTATCATCATCATCATCTAATTCATTATCACCATCAAAGTCATCTAATATTTTTTCTAATTCAGCATACATATTATGATATTGATCGTAATCTTTATTATGTTTAGCTGCTTTTAGTAAATCATAGAAACTAGTGTATTTAGAATTAATAACATAGTCTACATAATCATCAGCCTCACTATCATCATTTAACCATTCTCGTAATTCATCATAACTATAATTATAACTAACTATAGTATCGTCATTAGCAATAATATCAAGCATTCTATCATCTGAATCATAGAATGATATATTACTACCTAATTGATAATATAACTCTTGTGCTTTATCAGTAGATCTACTAGATAAATATGCTGCAAATTCATAAATGTCCATGTTATTACCTCTAATTAAAATAACCCTAGTTAATGTTAACTAAGGTTATATGATGTCTATTTAAGTGATGTTATTTAAGTCGTTCTGCTACGCGAAGTTGATTAATATCCTCCTACCACTGTAATATCACCACGTAATGTTGGATGATGTTGATAATCATTAATTACAAAGTCATCAATAACGAAGTCTTGCAAATACCGTTGACCTCTATCTCTAATAGTTAAAGTAGGTAACGTATAGGGAACTCTAGTTAATTGCTCATTAACTTGTTCAACATGGTCACTATAGATGTGATGATCAGCAGTTGCAATAACTAACTCACCTGGTTCATATCCAGTACATTTAGCATACATAGATAGAAGTAGTGCATACTGAGCGATGTTATACGCGCCACCGAGGAATAAATCCCAACTGCGTAGGTATAACATTATACTTAACTTACCATTACTTACATTGACTGAGTAGTGAGTATGACAAGCTGGAAGTATTACTGATTCATTACCACATTTATAAGCCATTGAATAAACAGTAGTTGGATTCCAATAACTTACAAGAAAAGACTTACGATCAGGTGTCTTTTTAATTCCATCAATTACAAATCTAGTTTGATCTAGTGTACTATATCTGTACTCAGAATCTATTTGGGTAGACCAATAATGTGTATATTCCCAACTTGTACTATTACTATAATGAAGTGGAATAATTTCGCTAGTAATAACACCATCATCAACTAACTGTTGCCATTGTTTGGTTAACTCAACTGTATTATCAGCAGTTAACTTAACACCTTTATTACGCCAATACTGTTTAGCACCCCATTCATCCCAGATAGTACACTTAACATTATGTAACTTAACTACATCATTGCTACCATCTATAAACCACAACATCTCATTGAATGCTGATTTATAAAATGTACGTTTAGTAGTTAATAGTGGAAATCCATCTGATAGATTAAATCTAACTAAACCACCAAATCTACTAATAATATATTTGTCATCATGACCATATATATTTTTTCTTACGCCATTATCAATTACATCTTGTAGCAGGTTCAAAAATTGTTGTTCTGACATAATCCAGCTTTCCTTACTTGAATATTATTGTTAATTAAATACTGTAATCCTTCTAACTTAGAGTGTTCATTGAAGTAAACAACTCTTCTAATACCTTTATTTACAATTTCTCTAGCACAGTAAATACATGGAGAATAACTAATAAATAAATCATCTCCTGGTGTAGCTAATTGTAATCCTATTTCTTCAGCATGATAATATTGACATCCAATAACTTCATTAATTGCTTTCATTAAAAACAACTTATGATTATCATGTAATACATCAAATCCACCACCTGTTATAAGTGTAACCATACTAACTCCTAAATAAAAGTGTTAGTTAATATTAACTAACACTAAATATCTTATTTAATTAACTCTTGAAAGTCTACACTATCCCAGATTAATCTAGTAGTACCATAATAATAATCATAGTTATTACTATAGTAGTTAAACATCTTATTTAATAACTCACTATCTAACTCAGTTAAACCTAACTTAGTTAACGTAGAACGACATAACTTAGTTGCTCTAGTTACATCTTTCTGATCATCTACAATTACTTCTACTTCACATAATCCACCGTAACCTGCATTAATATCAACACAGATATTAAACTTATCAGTCTTATATTCACGTCTACATCTACTCCATTTAGATTGATATGTTAAACCTAGACTTAATAGTATGTTATCTAACTCATGTAATGATTCACCTCTAATTAGTTCTTTCTCTACACGAACTACACCATTATCAGCATCTTCAGTATTGTATTTGAAAATTAATAGTGTACCACCTTTATCGTCATATCTAGTTCTAATAGCTAACTTAGATGTAGTTAGTAATTCATTCTTAAATGACAGATTTAGTTTATCTGCTAATTTAACAAGACTCTCCTCTGTGTAAGAAAAATAGTGGTTAAGTTGATTGCTATCTACAATATCTACATTTGGATATAACGTAATGATGCGAGATTTAAGATCATCAACATCACTAACTAATGCTTTAACTTCTACTTCAATCATTTATCAATTACCTATTACTTGTACTAAACCGCGATAACTTTGACGTGCATCATTAAGTGCATTATGAATTGGTAACTCATTCTCTAATCGCTCATAATAATCAGGTAAATTACGAGCTAATCTAAATGAAGTTACATCTAATAATGGATATGGTGAAAATTCCATTATTGAGTCAAATTCAACCCATGTTTCCAGTGCTAATGTAATGAAGTTAGTTTCAACTGGAAATGGAACATCTGCAAATAACTTAATGTTAGGATATCTCTTATTTAAATCAATCCAATCATAGATAAAATCCCTAGTTAATTCTTCACTATTAGATTCACCTAGATGTGGTGTTACATTAACTTCAATCCAATCTACATCTTTTTTCTTACCTACACGTTTAGCATACTTATAATTAGCTTCAGAATACTTGTATATTTCCTCAATTACATTACCATTACTATCTCCAATTACAATACCATAACTGAAGGCATCACCATATAAACCCATTGATTCAACATCTAATACCGCAACAATGTAACTCATGTTTATTTACCTATGTTAGCTCTTAATTGTTTACATTGCTTAGTGTAATAGTTATCTGGAAATACACAATTTTCTAATTTAAGATTAACTGTATTAACTCTAACTCGACTAAACGTTAATGTAGTAACTACACCTAATATAAATAAGATAACTAATAATAAGTTATTAGGTGTAGTAGGTTTATTAATACTAAGCTTCTTAATAAACTTAAATGTAGATTCTAAATCATCATCTATTTTACTCATACAAGTCCTCCACTATTTTTCTTACCTTATCACGTAATTCCTCTATTGTACCACTATTATCAATATAATATTGAGTTGGTACGAATGACCAATCATCTAATTTAATGTCCAGGTCAGTTGATTTAGTTTCACCTCTCCCATCTATGTGAAGTAACACTAACTCATAATCTAGTAACTTCAATAACTCTAACTCCGTTTGGTTGCGACAATCAACTATAGCTACATTACCTATAATAGAGTTAATGACATTCTTAGTTGCACCAGGAACTAGATAGTTACCACCTGGATAGAGTGACTTAAATACATGAAAGAAGTTGTACATTAAATCATTGTAGGTAAATGATTCTAAGTTACCTGTAACTGGATTAACTACAGGTTTAACTCTAAACTCCTTATCATCTAAACTACCTCTATCTAAACCTAACCAATCTTCTAATGGTGTTTTAAATGCACGACTAAACTTAACTATAGTTAGAGGAACTAATTCACTCAGTAGTTCAGCTACTGTATCCTTACCTGCATCAGACTTATCAGACCAAACTATAAATAACTTCATTATGCCAACCTTATTAGGACGTATTTTAATTAATCGTCAATTACCAAGCAAAGGTCAATTACTACAGGCTACAGCAAACAGAGCTAAATCTTTCATTAAAAATCCAATTAATACATTAAAAGAGGGATTAAATACTCATAAAACTGCTAATAATATCGCAAATAATCAAAGCACTATTATTGGTAGAACTTTAATCAATCGTCAATTACCCGGTAAACGTGAGATACTTCAATCTGCGGGTAATGCAATTAAATCCGTTGTTAAAAATCCAATTCAAGCAGTTAAATCTGGATTAGCTAGAGATAAATTAGCTGTTCAAAAATGGGGATATCATACTGGACAAACTCGCGGACAAACAGCTATTAACCTTGGTAAACATATAGCTAGTGGAGTTTATAAAGGTGGAGGTAAGGATATGCTAGTTAATACTGGTGGATTAATTGGCAGTATTAAGGGTGCAGCAATCGGCGGTAAAATAGGTTCACTAGCTGGAGATTGGGCTGGTGCAGCTACAGCACGTAAAGGGTTAGACGATCTTGAAGCTACTCGTAACGCATTTAAGATTCGCAATAACCCTAACTTTCAGAAACAACCACTTAACGTTAAAGCTCGCATACTAGCTAAACGCGCATCTGGTTATGCTAAGGCGAATAAGAAGGGATTTAATAGCGAACTTAAACAAGATACTATTGGTTGGGGTATTGGTAATAGTACTGCTGGTGCACTAGCTAATGTTGCACCAGCAGTACCATTTAAAGGTGCAGCAGTAGCAATGAAAACAACTAAACCTGTATATAAGGGTTTTCGTGTTGCTAAGAGAATAGCTACTACTAATACACCTAAGATTGGTAGAGTTAAAGCTCTACGTACTGGCATTACTAAGGGTGCTACATCTACTGGTAGAACTCTTCGACGTAATCTAAATCCTGCTAGAGCAGTTAAAACAGGACTTAATAGAGAGAAGACTATGTATAACAGTGTTAATAATAGTCTATCTAAATTACCTCGTGTTCCAGCAGGAGTTAGTTTCAATAACTCTTATTTATTATGTGACTTTAATGTATCTACTATTAAATATAGGAGATAGATGATGATAGGTGCTGCAATTAAAAACGTTAATATTACTGCAACACTATCACTACCTGGAATGTCATTAAAAAATAACTCAATTAGTTGTCGTCGCATGGGAACACATCCTTACAATAAGTCCAATTAAGTACATTTTGTTCAATAACTTCTAAATCAGAGTCTATCCATCTGTAATCTATATATTTAGCTAATAGATATATTTTCTTACCGCTTTCATATTCTATTTGAACTAAACATTCATCAGTTGTATCAGGTAACTTATTCATCTTGCACTAATCCTCTCTTAATTCCTTCAGTAATACAATACTCAGTTATATAGCTGTATTCAGGTAACATCTCATCAATGTACACAGCTATCTTATTTCTAATTGATGAAGCACTAACTTGTTTCCACATCGGTGGAGCAGTACCATTAACTAGATGAGAATAGACCAGCATACTACCAGCTAATTTATCAATAGCTTTAGCATACTTAGCTTCAATAGTTAACTGGTTCTTAAATTCATACCATAGATTAGAATACTCAGCTATGAGAGATGATTCAAGGTAAGAAAAAAGGTTGAGTGCCGCCAATTCCTCTTGAGTATCGTGTTCATCAGTATGGTCATCAAAGTTTACATCACCCGCATTTATTTCACCTAGATCGTGTACTAGACATAACTTAATGATGTGCAGTAGTTGATCATTAGTTACTCGGTCATCTAGCATAGTTACACACATCATAACCATAGTAAACGTATGTTCAGCTACATTCTCACGTCTACTACCAGTTACATTCATTATCTGACGTACTGTATCTACTGATGCGGCGGATTTGAGGATGAAGTCAATTGTCATAAGTTCCTTTAACATTACTTGTTATTTCTAACTATTTATGTTTATAATGAAAAAGACAGCGAGTAAACTGTCTTATCATTTATATATTGAGTTGATTAACTATGGACATTGTAACACCTGTTAAGTCTGATAATGGAATTACCTTTTATATTTCCAATGATGGTAAACAAACAGGAATTAGTATATCAGGATTAGAACGGTTACTAGGGTTAAGTGAAAAGGGGAGTTTATTTTCTGGTAAGAATAAATTAATGGAAGATTGTCAAAATGGGACTCCCCGCGAAACAATACCAGAATCTCTACAACCTATATGGGGTAAGGTTTTCAACACCTCCGCGCTAGGATCTGATAATGCAATGATTATCACTGAAGAAGCTGCTGTAACAATTATTAGTTATTACGCAATTGAACGTAAAAATATAACAGCTACTAAGTCATTATTTCTTTTTGCTAAACAAGGTTTTAATTGTTGGGTTAAAGAAATTACACATTTTACAGTAGAAGAACAAGACAATGAGATATTGCGTACTTTACGCAAACTAGATCAAAATTTAGAAATAGTTAAAACTAAAGTAGAAAAACTAGAACGTCTTGATGGTATTACTGTAACTTTATATCCAGGAGCTAAACATATTAATGATGGATTAGCATCAACTAATCAATTAATGCTAATAGATGATTGTCTTTATTCTGGTAAAGATTGGTTAACATCTAAAGGTGTTAAATTAACTAGAGGTGGTTATATTAGCTTTGGACATCTAGTAGCTCAAACCTATAAAACATTAACAGGTAAAAATCCTCAAATTAAATATGTTACTAAACCTCGCAAAAATAAACCTAATAAAACAGTTAAAGTTAAAGAAGGTTGGGGTTATCGTAATATTGACTTCTATATAATGGAAGCAGCTTATGAGAAGTTTAAAGATAAGATGTTTCCTAATATAGAAGATTAAATAACTTATTAAGAGGTGTTAATTACACCTCTTTTTTATCAATTAATGTAGGTATATTAAGTTCGCGCATTTCAAATACACTAGTTTTTCTTACCTGTTTATCTTTATCAAATAACCATTCAACACGAACAAACTCTTTATCTGCTATTAATACATCTGCTTCTACAACATTGTATTTTTCATAGCGAGTAATCTGTTCAGCGTTCAATTCAATTTGATATAGTTTACCTTCGTATTCAAATGTTAAGTTCATATAATTCTCCAATTGTGTAAGGTGGCAACAACTATTATGTTATTAACCACCTGATTGTTTATTTGACTATTTGACCTTGCCAGTATTCTTGACTATCGTAATCACTAGATAACAGTGATTCCATTCTAGTAGTTAACCAGATAAATGTAGATAATCTATTAAGGAAACCGCCGTAAGCGTTAATTGCAATAATAACTTGTTGTGCATGAATTGGATCATCAACTAACAACTCCATTAAATTATTAACTACTAACTCATGATTACGCCACGTAGTGAATGCACGTTCTACATCACGTATTCTAATTCTAATTGCATCTAACTTAATGTATTTAATCTTATTGTGAATAATGAAATCAGATGCTTCTCCTATTTGTTTATCTAACTTAAGTTCATTAACTAACGATTCTAATTCATCATTAAATTCAATAGATAAGTTGTGTTTAGTAGAATCACCTTTCATAAAACAGAAACTACTAATACTAAAGCTATTAACTTTAAGCCAGTTGAGTTGTTCAAGTAGCTTATTGTATTTAATATCAAAGGTATTTAATACTTCAGTTATTAAATTATTAAGATGTTCAATTTCACTGTAGATTAAACAACTTGGATCATCTTTACGAACAATATGACCATTCATTAAAGGAGATAAACCACGATCTCCATGTCCGTTTTTATATGTGGCAGTTATACGTTTATTCATCTTATCGGACAAGCTCCTGTTGAACAGCTACTATCTAACGATTGTTCTTCATACTTATTCTCAATTTTAGCTAATATTTCGATTAACTCTGTTTCAGTTAACTTAACATTAAATAGATTGTGATATTCGTATTCTGTAATTGGTTCATACGGCATTAATGGATATGATGCTTTACCATCGCTAATTGGATCAAATCTAGGTAGAAATGAAACACCTATAATGTCATTCCAATTATCATTTATCCAATTTGCGGCAATATCATATTCATCTGGAGCTAATGTAATAGTAGCTGATATGTTATGACCTCTATCAGCATAATTAACTTGAGCTAACTTATATCGTTCTAATTGATCTATGGCAGATTCATCAATAGCTCTAATTGTGGTATTAGTTTTAATTGGGAATGTAAAAACCCAAGTAGTACATTCACTGGCAAATAAACTATCACCTTGATTGTTTTCAGGAACTGGAGTTAATCCTAGATTTAATAATACTCTAGCTAGTGGATCTGTTTTACTAAATCTAACTCGACGTAAGTAATAAGGTGAATATGCTCTATGAATACCCGATGAAACAGTAGGTAATTGACTAATAGTACCTTCAGGTTTCATTAACGTAACTCTAGTGCTTCTATTAATACCAAGATAATTATGATATTCATTTGCAGCATTAATAGCTATTAGTTTAACCCATTTAAAATAGTATTCTTGTTGTTCTGTATCCCATTCTAGTAGATCAAAAGCATCCATTAAACCAGTCATAGATACACCAAGTAATCTATCTCTCTTCTGAAGTTCATCCCATCTTGGATGCCACTGTGTAGCAGTAGTTTGACGTGAACCAATTCTAGTAATAAGTTCAATTGTTTTCTTACCTAATTCCCAATCATATTCCCATTTCTTAGTTTTCTTATTAAAATATACGTGAGCTTTAACGTTCTTAGTTGTGAGATTACATGACTGTCCATCGTCTAAACCCGCTTCGGCACAAGGATTTGTTCCAGCGATAGGTGATTCTGCTAATAAGTTCGCATTACCTATAATCCAGAATCCAGGTTCTCCATTTGATTTAATTGATGTCATTACATCTTTAATTTTATCTAATCCAGGATTCTCGTAAAACAATATAGAGTTGTTTGACATTGATCTAATAGCTCTATACTGAACTTTATCTGGATCATCATATAGGTTCAACTTAGCTGTAATAAAATTATTATCATTAGCATCACCTAATCCAATTTCAGCAGTTCTACGAACGCCACCTGACACTACGTTTAATCCAATTGAATTAGCTATATCAAGTACACCAACTGAATCTAATACACCATTACAACGTTTAATAATCATTAATATGTTATTAAACATCTCCAATAGAGCTTTATGTCCACTAGCTCTACCACCAAATGTTTTAATTAACGTTCCTTCAGGACGAATTAAATTGTAATTAAACGTAATCGTCTTAATATTAGAATAAGTTAATAAGTGTAAGAAACAACGTAGAGCATTACACCAATCTTCTTTACTATCACCAATAGTTAACTTAGCGTTAGTGTAAGTAGATAAATCTTCATTAATAAAGTTATCATCATCATTAATAATAGATTTAGGACTTAAATAAATGTAATTAGGATTAATATCATCTTTAGTTAATACTAAATGACTTCCATCTTCATCATCTTTTAAATAAAAGTAATCATCATGTTTAATTGTAATATCAGGATTAAACTTAGGTAATTTACTAATGTATTTATTTTCAACACTAAATCCAGTTCCTGCTCCAATTAATAACCAATAGAAGATTTCACTAAATGCACTTAAATTATCAATTACTTTAAATGTACAATTCCAACTACTACTAGGATCTTTAGTTGTTTGAGGTGTTCCCGCAGTCCATAATGATCTACCACTTGGAAACCCTCGCATATTAAACATCATCTCAAATAAAGATTCTGCTTCTTTTTTCTTACTATCATCAGATGAAATATTATCTAATGATAATGAGTATTCAATATTACGAAGAATTGTTTCACACCATTTCTCACGTCTATTTAATTCTTTAATAAATCTACTGTAAGTGCGTAAGAAAACAGGTAATCCTAGTTCACCAAAGGGAGGTTCTAATAAAATGTATTTAGAATAAAAATCCCAAGTAATATATTGGGGCGCAATCAAATTGTAGTAGTCTTTGGTATTAATTGTCATAGTTATTTAATCTTCAGTTGTTTCAATTACAATAGCTTCTTTCAATTTAATTAATTCAGCAATCAATTTATCTTGAGATTCACATTCAATAAACTCTTCTTTCCAATTTCTTATACGTTTAATTACGAAGAAATCTTTACTAATAGCAATGATACTTATCCATCCATTAGTAATTAGTAAGTTAACTTCTTCTAGTAATTCTAATGCTTTATCTAACATGATTAATTCCATCCAAATATGTATTCAATAGCTAACTTAATTAATGGTATGTGTTTAGCAGTATACAATGAATTACCATTAAGTTTAAATAGTGGTTGTTGTTGTGATAGATTAAGCCACGCTGATACGAGTTGTCCCGCTCTTATACGTTGACCTTTATCTAAGTTAATTGCATGATCAAGTAAGTAATCCTTCAATATAAATGATTCTGTAGTTTCCTCAATTAACTGAAACTCTTGTAATGCTTTATCTAAACCAGGATATAGATTTAATACTTCCTGTAGCGCATTATGTTGATTATTTAATTGAGTTATTTGTTCATCTTTAACTACATTACTTTCAATTAGATATTTAACTTGATCAGAATAATCAGTTTTAATTTGAGTTACTGATTTAGTTAATTCAGCTATTGCAGATAATAACACATCTTTAGTATCTGAAACATAATACCCTTGTTTTCTTACACTAGGAAGAATCACCTCAGCTACATAATTTGTAAATGCTTCAGCTTCAGGTTTATTACTACGGAATGCAATTTTATAAACACCAGGTTCATTTATTAACCAAGTGTTATTAGGTATTTGTACTAGGCCAGAAGTTTCCTGAGATGATACATCATCATACTGAGCCTTCCATACGTCACTAATTTTATCTAATGATTGAGAACCTGTCCATGCAATATCTAATGCCTTGAACACATCAGCAGCTACAAACCAGGGATTGCTATCAATCTCAACTACTCTAACTTGATTATATTGAAAATTAAACAACTGTAATTCTGACATAAATAAAATCTCTGTAAGGTAAGAAAAAAAGGATTTAGTATTTAAATTATTATTGATTTCATGTATAAAACATATTATTCACTTAACTTCTTATCTAATTTATTTAACTTACTATCAATAACTACTTCTAAATCATCATTAGTTATTTCAAGCATCATCATTAACTGATTAAGCATTATCATTACATCAGCTAATTCATTTTTAACTTCATAAATGTCAAATTTACCATAACGTAAATGTTGTACTTCTAATGATAACTCAGTTAACTCTTCTACTACTTTAATTAACTGTACATCATTACCCCATTTATCTAATGCTTGTTTACATAGAGATAACATTCTTTCTTTAACATCCATAATTAATGAACTCCAATTAAGGTAATAGAGTCAGGATTTAACTGACTCTTAAACTAAGTTATTTAAACAACACTAACTTAACTAAACTAAACCAGTTCAAGTAGTATCTATACTTAAACTTAGTATCTGTAGCATTAAGTAACTTAACTAAGTTAAATCCAGTTAAATGAAACTCAATTAACTCACGTCTAGTTAACTCATTAATAAGTAGATAACTTAACTTGAAGTTAACTAACTTATGTAATAACTCACTATTATTAGTTAATGAATATCTAACATTCTAATCAACGTTATTACCATCACTATCATAGAATAGTGTTGTTGAATTAATGGCGGGATTAAGTGTAACTATCATACGCTTGTAATATCTCCAGTTTCTAAATCAATGTAATAAAAGTCATTATTAGTTTGATTGTTAATTAAGTATTTGTCTACCGCATCATTAATGTAAACATCATTAACAGTTATACCAACATATTCATCTAAAACTAAGTTATCTGGATTACCCAAATACATCCATTTAAGAATCTGATTAAATAGATTAACTGTAAAATCTATGTCGGTTGTACATTTATCATGCCATTGTTTTCTTACATAAATTTCACGTAATACATATTTAGGTGTTTCTGGATATATCGTCCTATTAAACTTAAAACCTATTTTCATAATAACAGAGCTAGGGATTTCCTAGCTCACTAAGTTCTACATTACTGATTTAATTGCAGCTACAATATAAGCTACATCATTATCAGCATAGCGATATCTTTTATCATAAACCTTATTACCTTTAATGGGTGATCTACCTTTGCTGACGCGATACACAGTTGCAGTACGTCTTGTAACTTGATTAACTTGTAATTGAGTTAGCGCGAACCCATTATCACGAATATAGTCTTGTGCAGTTACTGGATCATGAGTTATGTTAGCATCAGTTATTTCAGTGATTCCAGGATGCTCATAGCTTGCGCCATCATAACTAGTTAAAGGTAATTCACGTTTAACTCTAAATGATTCTACAATTAATGTATTAACTTCATTCTTATTCTGACGTTTAGTTAACCCAGTTAATAGTACAGCTTGTTGTTTATTGAATAAATAGTAGATGTTACCACCCTTACCTGTACTCTGTTTAGCTATAGTTACTTTACTTAATTCACCATAGAACTCAAACTTAGTTAAGTTAACTCTAACTAACTTACGAACATGATCATGAGTAATATTAAGTGTGTTAGCTAGAACACGACTATCTACAGTTAGAATACCATTGTTATTAACTAGTTGCATAACTCTAAATTTCTTAAGTGACTTTAATTGACGTTAGTTATTGATGTTAGTTAAGTTAGTTTAGTGACATAACTTAGGTCGTGGTAACTAAATACTATTAGTGATCTTTGTTCATCCAATAGTTATCATCTTTCTGGATCATAAAGAACTCATTTATAAGTACCATTTTACCGCTACTTACATCGTATACCCTAATGAAATCATAGTCGTCACTATAATTATCTATTTAATCTTGTATTAAATGAAAGTCATTAGTGATGAACTTTAAACCACTTGTCGCACCAGGAGAATACTGATTGTAAGCAAATAATAAATATTGCATAATTATTTCACCATTTTTCTTACCTTAATTAATCGTTTTCAAATTCAACAGTTAAATTATCTTCATCGTCTATTAAACTATTTAAGTCATCAGCAGCATCTCCAGTTACTGTACTAACTACAGTACCATCTTCTTCAACAATATTAATAGTTACGTTCATATCGTTAATTAATCCTATCTTAGTTATTTCACGTATTGTTCGATTGATGTAGTGATCATAATTAATGTTGTGGTCATCAGCATCATAATAATCATTGAACAATGTTACTACATTACCACTAGCATATACAACTTCTTTCTCACCTTGATACTCGATTGTCTCATATACAGCAGGTATATTAACTCTATCGGATACCTTAGTTGTGAAGTTCTTCATACGACCACTAGCGGGATTAATGCGTCGTTCTGTCTCATATACAGCAGGAATTATGATGCGTTCACTAACTAATCTCTTCTCCCTCTTAGTACCTATAGTGACCTTCTTGAGTATGATATCGCGTCCAGTAGGATTACTCACAAAGAATCTGAGTGTCTTCTGTAATTCAGTACGTTCAGTTACTAATCCATCTTCAATTAGATAGGAGTAATTAGTAAACTGACTACCTACTTTCTGACTAATACAGAAGTCATATATGTCCTTGTGACCTCGAATAAAGTCATTTGGATGTATTCCTTCTAAATAATATTTCTGCAAGGCTAGAGCTACAATTGGAGCATCAAAGCCCTTAAGAATACCGTTAATTGGAAGATACTTACCATTACTGCTAGGTAAATCGTAAGAAAAAAGAGATTCAAGTGTTGCTCCCTGTGGAACGAAACTACCCTTAATCTTAACTGTACCGTCAGTTTTACGCGCTAAATAATTATTGACATCTCGGCGTACATATAAATCATACTCAGCATATTCAAAAGTAAACTTAGTTTCAGTTTCCCATTCCTCAATAATTGACTTAACTGAATCTACTTCTAACTTATGGATGTACAACAATATACCATCTGTATTAACAGATATGATATTGTGGTTAGCTAAATGTAACCGTTCTATTATCTGTAATAGAAATAGTTGATTGTTAACAGTTGTTTTGTAAGTACATAACAAATCACTTAAAAGGAAATTAGCGTATCCAAACAAACCAAAACACGAATTGAGCGATATCTTGAGTCCGTACTCTAATGCAGCATATATTACACTTTCTTTCTTACGTTTCTTATATGCCTTACGATCATTAAGTGCATCAAGTAATGTCTCAATAAATAATTCTAAATCTAAGTGTTCTGGTGCAATACCGTAGTTAATAATAGCTGATGGGTAAAATGAGACGATATCCGCATCTAATAATACGTAGTCGTTTTCAGCTTTGAATATCCCTGGTTTATCAACACTATGTAAACCTCCAAGCCCAAGTTGGATTGTTAAATCACCTATTGTTACGGGTGGTAATTTAAGATCAAAGTTTTTACTCATGTTAGCTTTATCTCTTTTAATTGAGTTAGATATTCCTGAAGTTGCGGTGTCTTAAATGTAATAGCTGGATTAATTACATCCTTGAAATCAATAGTCTTTCTAACTGTCCTACCATACTTAATCTTCTTAACATCAATATTAGGATTCTTAGCTTTAACTTTATCAACATATAACTTACGGAATAATTCCTTACCTATTCCAGAATCACTTAAACTATTTAGATTAAGCTTATAACTCTCACTTAATAACTCACGCATCTCTAGTCGAGGTTTAAGATACTCAAGTACCTTATAAGTTATATCAAGATCATTCTTGTTGTAATCAATAAGTAAGTTAAGTTGATCTGGTCTAACTTCATCTAGATAATGTATGGGTAAATCTTGTATTCTATGATGTTTAAGATTAACTCCACACATCTTGAGCGACGTGGTGTTAAATCCAGCACGTAGAACTTCTAATACATCGTAAGAAACAAAGGGGAGGTCATACCTATATGGATTGCGGTCGCCATTAATTAGAGTTTGTGCAAATTCCCACAATTCTAACTTACTGATATTAGGATGACGTAAAAGATGCACTAATACAGCATCGTCAAAGTTCCATCCATTGAAGCTAATTAATATAGAATTAGTTGCAATGAAGTTAGCTAAATCGCGCCTATCATCAGTATCGTCATACCATAGATAAGTCTTATATTCACTAGTTGCAAGTGAATAAGTAGTTAAGCAAAATAGGTTCTTGTATATCTCAATATCATATACATAACCATTGTCATATAATTTCTCTAACATACTAGTCCCATATTATAAAGTTCTTATCTTCGTGATCATAAACCTTACTAAACAACTTAAATTGCGGCGTATCATTAATTGCGCCATCTAATGAAGTTAAAACTTATGAAGGTTCTACCAACCATATATTATCTACAACTATTGGTGTTTTTAAATGAATGGGAATGTCATCTTCGTCGTCCCATTCATAGTTAATTAAAGTAATATTGATATTATCATTCTCAATTACTATGTCATAATATCCATCTAAATCATCATTAATTGAACACGTTAACTTACTATCAATAATGCTGCAACAATTAAGTTTGATAAAACTATCATCATCTAACTGTAGTTTAAATAAATCACAGTGTAATTCAACTCTATTGATTGATGTAAGAAAAATAAGTAACTTATCAACTACTTCTTTTAATTGTTTAATTATAGACATGGATATTTCCAATTCATGTACTTAACGTAATCATCTTTAGTAACTTCAGTTGTTAATACTAAGTCACCTTCTGCAAATTCATTAATGTTATCTCCAGTAATAACACTAATACTATAACTACCATCTTCGTAATCGTATCTAACGTACATAAAGTTTCACCTATGAAAAAGCCCGCGATTAACGGGCTAACTAATTTATGTGATTGATGAGAACTACATCTCTTTTTTCTTACGCAATATAGGTTTTTCAATTAATTGTGTTTCGTAAATTAAGCTACTATCAATAATCTCAAGTCGTTTACCATTAACAGTAGCATTAATATCATATAACTTTAATACTGCATTACCATCACTAACACGTCCATTGAGTTTAATAGTTTGATAATTTCTACCATACTGTAATCTAACAATTAGATAGTTATGATTGAGATTCTCAAATATTACCCTACCAATAATGTTAACTACATCTAGTTCTACATTAGGTTGATCAATAACTCTACCAATTATAGTGAATGATAGATATGGAGTTTGTGTATCACTCTGATTATAGATAGCTACATTATTAGTATTAGGTACTAAAATTAGTTCATTGCTTTCAGCCAAGTCTAGTTCATCATTATCTACTAGATATTGTACTTCTTGACTCAGTGTACATGGATAAGTGCTGCCAAATGCAGTTAGTGTACCGTTACAATAAGTCGCTGTCGTGATTACTCGTGCTTTCTGTTTCATATAGATTCAAGTGTTCCGGTTTAAATGTTCTATCGGGCATATTGTCTAGTGTAATCATGTGATAACTATTCTCCCTATCTACTTTTCTAAATTCAATGTTGATTACTTTATTTATAATAGCAGGTTCTTCTATAACTTGTACAGTATCTCCTACTTTAAATTCACATGGGTTTAGTAATAACACAAGTTTATTACGTTCATCATTAGTTAACTTAGCTTGAACGTCTTTACGCTCGGTAATAGTAAGTGATTTAACCAGTTCTTTAACTGCATCAACTCCATCATCAATAGCTGCAACTAACTTAACTTTAATTACTTCTAACTCACTTTGATATAACGCTGCTACACGTTCTTTCTCTTCAGCTTTATATTTCTTATCTGCCTCAGCTTCTAGATATACAGTCATCCATGATTCTCCACTACTATCAATAGCATATATAAATGCTCTGTTATTACCGACATAACGTATGATACCTTCAGTAGATGTCATATCGTTGAGTCGCTTAACTACATCATTACGAGATGCGGCAGTTAGTTCGACTATATCATTAAGTGTTAACCCATAGACTTTAACCTCAGTATCCTCTACATCAACTTCATCACGCCATTGTTCCCATCGTTCAAATAATAATCGCAGTATTTGATTCTGTAATTCAATATTCTCAATTGATAATACTGATTCCTTAAGTACCTTAAAGTACCAATAGTTAGCTTCATCTTTCTCGAATAATAAACTTAACTTAATAGGTTCACCATCACGAGGTATGGTGTGAACATTAACAGTACCATCATCAGCAGCAAACATACTCCATACACCATCATTAGCGCGAGTTAAGGCACTAGATCCTGCCACACCATTCATCATACCAGTACGATTATTAGCGTTAGCCATCTTAGTATTATGGTGCAGTAGAAGAATACTGAATCCATGTTCCTGAGCTAATGATTGTAACTTATAGAGCGCACTTGGTACTTCAGGACTATATTCTGTATAACCTGATACCTTGAGACTAGCCGCTAATGTATCAATAATAATAAGATTGATATTCTTCTCTTTAACTATATCTAGTATCTTAGTTTGATCTAATACAATATCTACATTACGAGTTACTATTAACTTCTCACTATTAATGAGTTCCTTATATAACTCAGGTTCTTCTAACTCAAGTAACTGTAAACCGTGATCATAGATACGAGTTATAGTAGTACCATCAATAGGTTCTTCGTTCTCAATAAATAGAACATTGCCCGCAGTAGATTCTCTATTGAGAAATGGTGTACCTCTAGCTACAGCAACCGCCGCATGAGTAGCTAAATTAGTTTTCCCTACCTTTGGACTAGCAACTACCATTATGAGTTGACCAAATTTAAGTAGTCCCTTAAATATCCATTGAGTAGCTTTATCTTTACGTAAGTTAAGTAACTCAGCTAACGTATAGAGTTTGATCTCTTGTTGCTCTACGCTATATACTTGAATTAACTGTTCAATGTCTTTCTTATCTGTTACAAACTTAGACATCCATTCAGTTAATTGAGCTTTAATTCTCTTCTGTTTAAGTAATGATTCACAACTTGTCATTACAGCAATACGTTTACGAAATTCACTTTCTAATAGTGTATTAAAATCAGTTTCTATTTCATCTGGTGTTTTATCATAATCAGAACAATCTCGATGAATTACCTCGTCTCTAAGTTGCGGTGTTAGTTCCAACAACATCTGTAAATAAATGTTGTAATCTTGCATATAGAAGTTCCTTTATATTATGTGTACCTACCAAATCAGCTATATCACCACCATCATCAGATGTAACATCATCAAGAGGTACAAGATAAAATGGTTTACCAAGTGACCATGCTACATATTTAATTAAGTCAGATTTAACTTTACCGATTTTATCATTATCTGGAAGATAAATAATTCCAGTTATATGAGGATTACTTAACTGTGCGAATAGATAATTATTACTCCATCCAAATGAAGGGGGTGATAGTGTTAACCATCCAGTAATTGAACTAACTATATCTGCACATTTCTCACCTTCAGCAATTAAAACACTACCATTAGTTATGTATCTTTGATTAAATAGACTTGTATTCTTACCTCTACCATATATCCATTGATTACCAACCTTATATTTAGGAAACAATTGCTTACTACCACCACTATCAACTCGTTCAACAATAAATTCATCAGAGTAAGAAAAATAAGTGATGCGGCGATCTCCTATTTGATATTGTTTAGCTAACTGATAATGGGGCGGACTAACCATGAGTGCATCAAACTTAGTTATTGTAGGTTGTTTAATAACTAATGTTGATGGCGTAATTATGCCACTAGAACTAGATAAACCAAGAGCTGTTCTAATTTGAGCAGTTGAACAATTCTCAGTTACACATAAGTATGCCCAATCTAGTTTCTTATACTTTAATTTGCCACCACAACTAGGACACTTATAACATATCTCAGTTGTTAATTCACTTAATATTTCTAACTTACAATCAGCTAGATTAAATTTAGGCATATTAAATTAAGTCTATTATGTATTGAGTTAAGTTTTCAATAGTAACTTCATCTTTATCACCATCTAATAACTGCTGATAACAAACTGAAATTTCAGTTTGTAAGTCTTCTAAGTCGTTAAAAGTTGTATGACTTAATCTTAAATCAGCAAAGCGTAAACAACTTGATAATAATACTTCTAATTGATCTTTACTTATGTGCATGATGAACTACTCCATGTATTGTTAACCTATGTTCTATATCACCTTTATAATCAATTAGAGTTACTAGAACTTCATCTCCTTCAAGTACCATATCTATAATGTAGTTATTATATGATGAACTTAATTGAAATAAGTCATACGTCTTATCTTTAATTAACTTAACTAACTTATCTAAATGTTCTTCTAATTCAGGTGTTAATTGCATAATACTTCTCAATGTAATTTCTATCTTTAGTAAACTCAGGTATTTCATTATCAATAATCCAACTACTTCTAGTTGTATCACCGACATTATAATAACTTTTAACTACACATCTACCACGTTTATTTGAAGTAGATAAATCATTCCAGTTATAGCCTTGTTGAAAACATAACTCTTGTACTTCACTTGTTTTCTTACCTTGAAGTTGTTTATGTGGTATTAGAGATTGACCTAGTGTATTAATTGAATTTCTAACTTGATCTTTCTGTCTCCAGATAAAGTAATTACATACATCAGATTCAGGTATATTAAAACTTCTACTATCAAAATAAGCACGTTTAATATCACCATTCCAAATTAAGTTACTATTAACTGTAAATTCAACACTTGCAATAGCGGCACTTATTGATTCTATTTTAGATTGATTATAGTTAAACCATGCTTCACTAGTTATCTCTTTATAGTCATGTAATAGTAAACTTATTTCATCTGATTGAATATAAGCAACTTGTACATCTTGAATTTCCTCACATAACTTAATAGCTGTTAAATTCATAACATTAATTAAGTTAGCATCAAACTTATTCTTCAATGGTTTAGTGTATGTATGAAACGCTTTACCATCGAGACGTATGATAACAGGTGTACGTCTAGTTAAATAGTGAGTACATCTACTCTCGTAATAACCTTTAATTCTATCTCCAAGTGAATCCATAATAGTACAGGGGTTAATTAACCCCTAGTTAAAGTGTTTAATTATTAAGTAACTTAGTTATCTCATCTAACTCTAATTGAGTTTTAAGATCCGCACTCATTAAGTTATTTAGACGTTTCTCTAATGTAGCCAACTCACTCTTCTTCGTACTGATACTTAATCTACTTAATCTAGTTTTAAGATCAATTGTCCATTCATTTAATGTGTAACCTAGATAAGTAAACTTATTATCTAAACCTAATATTTCAGTTGCTCTAGTGTGCATAACTTCTTTATTAAGTAAGAAAACAAGTATGTCTAGTATTTGTTGTTCATTTGCAGTTTGAATATTAACAATAGCATTAGCATCAACAAACCATTTAAATGCACAATTAGTAACCCAATTAGGTTTAACTTCAAGTGCCGCGATTTCAGCTTTCTTCTTATTTACGATATCGAGTAATTCTTGAACTTTAATATCAGACATATGTTTCACTATCCTTGAATGTATTGTTTACCGTTAACTAAATGAACTACTAAATCAGAATAGTTCATTAATAAATCATCTTTAGTTACTGTTATGTATTTATCATGACAACTAACTTCAGTTGTGTTAACTGCATTGTTACTAACTGTAATTAACTTACAGTAACTTAACACAACGTAATCTGAAATTAATGGAAGATAACCCTGTAGATAATAACCATAGATATGACCATTAATCTCTTTATATACATAACGTTTATCATTAGTAGGAGTTAATTGAGTTAGAGATACATGACTTATAAGAGATATGTTTTTACTACAGTTCATTATCTCTAGTAAGTCAACATAGTTATCTACAGGTAACTCACTTAACCTAACTGATAAACTAGTTAATCCAGTTAGAGGAACTAACTTATTATTATCATCAATAAACACATATCTCTTAACTAAGTCATAACTAAAATCACACCAGTTGTAATCATACCAATCATACTTACCAAGATAAGTTAAGTTAACTTGCTTTTTAGTTTGATAGATACATCCAGGTATTAAATCCCGCACACCTATTTTCTTACCTTGAAGAGATGTGAATTGATTGGCAGCTTTATACTCTTCACAGTTAGCTGGTAGTAATACTAATTCCTTACCATCCCAAGCATAGATAAACTCACCTTCTAACTCTCGCTTATTGCAGTTAGTATTCATTAATATGAATAGTAGATTAGATGGTGTTATCTCAAATTCAAATCCTCTATCATCGTATACTCGAATCATTGATCTACCACTTGAATAGTGTGACCAACTATCTCTAGTTACATCCTTATTTAGAATGAAACCAGATCGAGGAGTATTATCTAACTCTAATGTAGGGATAGTCGTATCTATCCAACCATTAAATGACTTCTCTTTGCGTAACTTACCAGTAGCATCATAGTAGATGATATAAGCTAATTGCTTAGTGAAACATTCACTTCTAACTTGAAATCCAACTTTAATCCGCGATGGTATGAATAGCTGCATTATTAACCTCTAAATAATTAACGGAATCTTTTAGACGTAAGAAAAAAGTAGAGATGTGGTTTATTACTTCATCTAAATCGGTAGATACACAACTGTCAATTGTATTTCCTATTTCGTCATCAATATCAGACATTGAATTAATATATAGTATGAATTTACGATTATCATGAAAATGATAAATTCGTAAATTTATAGATTTGAATGAAGTTTTAAATTGAATACAATTAAGTTCATTATTTTCAGTAAACCACGTTAAATTAAACGCACTATCTAACTTATCTTTAATTACAGTTACTTCATCATCAGTTATTTTATTTAACTTATCTCTAGTTAACTTAACTGTAGTTCTATGTGATTTGATTACACTAGCTAAATCATTTAGATATTTATCTACTCCATCTAAATCATGTTGTAGATCGTAATTAACTCGTCTTTCTAATAACTCAAATAAGTTATCACTTTTAAAGTAAGCTACATTATCTTCATCTACTTCAATACTAGTTGCGGGATTATGTCCTATCTCATTAATCCACATAACACCATTATCTTCAATGGTTAATATTACTTTATCTCCAGGATAGAATGAGTAATCTACATCTTCACCTCGACATTCAGGTAAATTACGTAATACTATTGCATTGTAAACTTGCATAATTAATTTCCTACAACTACTTCTATTTCATGTAACGTTAAACCACTTAATGTCTCAAATTGCTCACGTTTATCATAAGGTAATTTAATGCGGCAACTCATACTTCTACTTCTGTCTGCTAACCTATCATCACCCCATACAATATAACTAGTTAATTCTCCGTTACATTTAACTAACGCAATTATAAATCGCGCAGACTTATCCTTAGTTAGCGCAATTCCATCTAAGTCATGATAACTAGTTCTATCGAAGTTAATATTTTCAAGTCCTTTTGATTTAGCTATCTCATATAACTCAGCTAACTTAACTTGTACTTCAATATCATCAAACTTAAGTAATGTAAAGTAGAGATTAAATACATAATCTCTAGTTACATCATCTGAATCAATGTAAACGTACTTATCTTGATAGTAGATATTAATGAATGGATTACCTGGATGATTGTGAATGTATTGGTATGAATATGTCATGTTACTATTCCTATTTAACTAAATCTACTCGTTCTCCTAGAAACCCATATCGTTCAGCTTCAGTTTCCATTTGTTCCCAATCGAACTTAGCATTATCATAGTAGCAATTAACTAAGTTCTTCATTTTATCCCAATAGAACATTACAGCATCATCATTAAGATAATAGATAAATGGTGATCTGCAAGTTTCAGTAACTCCAATAATATATGCGTTACTTACTTCATGAATGCAATTAGTACGTTGATTTATAGCAGCACAATAAGCAGATAATTGTAAGTAGTACCCAATTAGAGGATAATACTTACCACCATCTTTAGTTTGTGCAACTGGATATTTAGCTCTATTCCAGTTTTTCCAGTCCGCCACTGAATTAGATGAAGTAATAACCCCACTATCTCTACCAATGAACTTAGTGGTATCTACATTGCCGCACATATCGTATGTACCAGCAAATCCACGTCCAGTAGCTTCATCTACCCAATATGTCTTCTCTTCAACAGCTATGGGAGTTATGAAATCAAGTACAGGTAGAAACTTATTGAAGAATACATCATCACTTGTTTGAGTTACGCTTGTTTTCTTACTCTTATAATAATCCTCGATTAATTTATGTACCTCAGTACCACGAGTTGCAGCAGTCTGTGTTATTTTATTAGCTTCAGCTTCACCTACACTAGCACGCCATTTAAGTAATCCCTCTTTAGGTTTAGCGTAGTTAATTAATGTAGTAACTGATTTAAATTTCTTAGTTGTTCCATCTAATTGATATGAACGACCTTCTACTTCATCATTTATTTGAGTTAACATATTAGTCTTATACATATTAAATATAAGACTAATATATCACATTACTTGGATTCTAAATGGAAATTATGAAATATACCAAGACGACCTATATCGTAAGAAACAGAGATGGATGACTTAGTTAATAAATCACCAAATTCACTGTAACTAACTTGATATTCATGTCGTTCATTAGTATCATCAACAACTACAATAGTGTACTTATCTGAACAACTTTCACCTAGATAGTTACCGCTACCATCGGAGTTAGGTGTACATGATTCCTCATGCCACTTATCAACTAGTACACCATTAATATTAGTGTGAGTTAATTCAGATGCGTCAATTGCAGTACAACTAAATACAGTTAATATTACTATTATTAGATTTAGTATTAGTTACATTAATAACCACCACTAACATCTTCTTGTTGTTTAGCTACATTAGGCATTACTTTAGCTAGATGAAAGAAGTGATTAACCTTAGTATCTTTATATGCTTTACCTTCATATTCGCGTACTCCATTAGTAATCATGCCATGGAATACAACATTATTACCCTTCTTGAATACTAACTTCTCAGATGGTGGTTTCTCAATAGCATCTAGAAACTCAGTAGATGCGCCACCGTTATCCCAGATTGTGAGATCATAAAAATCTACAATGTTCTCATAATCACCCGCTGGATTTTTCTTACTTCCTGCGTTAGCTGCAATCTTAATCTTTGCAGTACGCTTCTCACCTTTAGTCTCAATAACAATATCTGCTACTAAACGTCCAGCAATTGTAGATTCAGTACCAGATAGATAAAATTGATAAGCCATGATTCTTTGTTCCTTATTTAACTTTGTCGTTTGTTGTGCTTAGTCACCCCGCACGATGTTACTTCAACTATATTACCACAATAATCTAAAATTACATGGGTCTATGACGATTAGGTCGATAATACTTCTTATACCAAGTTATTAGTGTTGTTTTAACCCACTCACATTCAGTAGCGTTATTACAGGCAGCTTTACTAGCAGCAAAGTCAATTAACATTGCTTCAGTTATTTCATCAGGTACAAAGTAATGATCACATAATACATCAGCAATGTATTTCAATACTGCGGGATTATTATGTTCTGCAACTACACTAAATAGAAAGTATTGAATTGGTAATGTTATCTTCATAATTTAAATATCCAATATAGTTCTTAATGCACAATCTAGATAATTAACTTGGTTGCCTGTATAAACGTATTGACATTTACTATTACGTGTAGGTTGTCCAAAACTACCACATCTAACAAACTGAGGAGCGCGTTTACTTAATGTAGTGGCATGAGTTAAGCTAACTCCTTTATGATTAAGATATTCAACTACCGTAAAACTAACATCATCTGAATAATTATGTTCTAACTCTGCATCAATTACATCTTTAATACCAGGATTATTAGTGTGAGCTTCTTCAATAGCATCTAACTTAGTTGTTCTAGATAATAGTTGTTTATTAGTTTCTTCTTGTTGTGTTAACTTCTCGTTCATTGAGTTAATCATCTTCATCATTTCAAATAACATCTGATTCTGATTAATGTTATCTAATGTTTGATTATTATATTCCTCATCTGATTTAATTACGTTAAATGCTGTATCACATAGACGATTAATAGTTTCTTCTGTACCAGCAGCTAATAACGCTTGAGCTAAGGTATTACCTTTATTAGCCCAATATGTCCAGTAAGAAACAATAAGTTTAATAGGTACAGCGTTAAATTTAATACCAGGTCTACTGTCAATTTCAACTTCGACAAGGCTGGAATCCTTATGTGGTAAAGCTTCTGAGGATTTACCTGCTAAAAATTCGTTAAGGCTTGCAGGACGTTTATTTATTGATAATCCAGCTTGAGTTTGACTAAGTTTATACGTACCATCAGAAAGCATAAATACTTCTAAATCAACTGAACCGTATTTAATCGTAGTTCTTGTAGCTTTCATTTGTTTAATTCCTAATTAATGTAAATGTGAGACTAGTAAGAAAAATAGACTCCTTGGAATGGCTGAAATGCCTGTGGTTGTCGCCTCCGCAGAAATGTGGAAGTCTAATTCCTCCACAAAACCACAATTTAGTAATGCTCTTTTACCTGTAGATTTATCATATCATGATAACCATGTCCAAGCATCTTCAAAATCAATTGGAAATTCTACTTCAGATTCAAGTAACTGTAATGCTAAATCTTGATTAAATTTAATTCTGTTTTCATCATTTACTTGCATCCCATGTAATATCAGTTGACTTAGCATTACTTATCATTTGATTATGCAATTGGGTTATTTCATCACCTATTTTACATATATCGTATTGAAAATTAGTGTCTTTTTCACTATTCCAAACAAGATCAGAAATTACACAATTCTGTTTGTCTAATAGTTCAAGTATCTTAATTAATATCTCTTGTGTTTCCATGTGTTTCACCTATTACACTAGTTAATTCAATAATGTTCGCGCAATTAACTTAGTTCCATAGTTAGGAACTAGATATTTAGTAACGTAGTAATAACCACTGTATTAATACAACAGTTATTGCTACGCCGTCATTAATTAGTAACTGATGTTCTAATTAAATATTGTGTTTCTCCATTTCCCAAACACGGTCATATACAGCTTGTAATTCATCAGGTACATCATTATTATTATTCATAGCCTGAACCCAATTAGATAATGTATCTAATGCTTCATACATATCAGTTTGTCGCAATTGATTTAATTGCTCTAATTGATGATTACTTAACAATTAAACAACTCTAACACCTTTTAACTTATCGTTAGTTGTAGTACCAATTCTATCTACATTAGCTAAGTTAGCAATAGATGTAGCAAACTTAGATATTGCATTTAATGTAACTTCAAGTTGATTATCGTTCTCTATCATTAGAAATTAACTCCATGTCCTACGTTAATAGTGAATAGTCCATTATCCCGCCACATTCTTAATACCTGTGGTCTATCATCAATTACAGCATGAACATTATAAACATTCTTGATATACGCTTCATATATCTCCTGTTTAACTACACTATCCTTACGTTGATCAAGTTCAGCACGCATATACAACGCATCATATCTAATGTTATGTTTATCTAACCAACTAATAGTCTGATCTTTCCAAGTATCCTTACGTCCTGATACTAATACTATTTTCTTACTCGGATAATACAACTTATATAACTCATAGACTGGTTCATTAAGTAGGTCATCCTCGCACGTACTAGCATCATAGGGATTACGACCATTAAGTAGACTTAGAGTACCGTCAAGGTCAATTATGACGCAATCTGGAAGACCTTCTATTCTAGCTGCACTAGGAGGATCAACATACAGATATTTATCGTACATACCACGAATAACAGCTTCACCTACTGAGTTAGTTCGAGTTAGATCACGTTTAATGCACTCAGATAGAGGAACGGTAAGAAAACTATCATTGATGATTAATTCAGCTTTACCTTCAATTAATGCGGCAATTCTAGTCTTATGCTTTGGACAAAGGTGCGTATTATCAAGTATCACATTATACCCATTACTAAGTGCCTCTAGTATTAGTAATTCCTCACATTGAATAACAAACTTCTCATTTTTCTTACTGTATACGCCGTTGTCCATCATGGTGCGAATATCGTCTTTATTAATACGCTTCCATCCAGGTACATCGGTAACTAATTGTATAGCGTATGTAGTTTTACCAGATCCAGGTAAGCCAACTGTCATAATTACTTGCATAATTTCATCAACTCCTCAAAATTCTTTAACAACAACTTAGATAGTGCTTCTTTAACTGACTTACTATGACCATCTCTAATTGAGAATAGGATAACTTTCCATTTGATGTTAGAGATAGCTATTGCAAACTGTTTCTTATCGGTGATTTTAGCGAACTCATTTAAATCATGTTCAATTAACTCACATAACTTATTGTATTTAGTTAAGTAGTTATTGTAGATGCTACTAAATTCATGGAAGTAACTGATAAACTCATTACCTTCACCTGTTCTAACTAACTCTAATATGTCACGTTTGGTAACGCTTGATTTAATCCTATGATATTTAACATAATCATCGTGTTTTAATTTAACTCGTTTCCAAGTACACCATTCTACTATTACATAACCTTCATTATGTAATCCATCTAACTTAACTAACTCATCTCTAACTTCATCTATAGTTAAACCATATTCAAGATAGTCAACTAACTTAAACGAAGTGAACTTAGGTTGTGCTATCGACTCCTCACGTAATGTAGTTCTATTTCTAACTCCAATTAAAGTTAATGAGTTACTACTATGTGATACAACTACTGGATTAAATGGTGTACATAACTCAAACATATACGTATAGTTAACATCAAAGTCATCTAATTTATATGATTCTTGCATAAATACAGTCCATGCAAGTTCAGCAAATGTAACACTATAATCAAGTATAGTTCCACCAGCATCAGGAGATCCAGTAGTTGCAACTAACCATTCATCATTGTAGTAATACATAATGATTAGACTGCCATCTAACTTCTTATAAGCATAAGAGTTATCGAAGTCTATTTCTGCTGCACATGATTCACCATAGTTATAGAATCTATCAAATGGATATGCTACAACATTCCAATCATTAGCTTCATCTAATATTAATCCGCGACATTCAGTTACTATTGGATGATAATAGGGTGATGTAACATTCCAATAACATAATCCAACTAGATTAGGATATTTAGTATGTCGTCTAACTTGTATTCCTAATTCGGCGGTTAAGTCTTTTAATGACTTAGTTCGGAGATATTCTTGTACTAGCATATTGGTTGAATAAAGTTATCCCAACTACGATTTATTGAATAATTATCAGCTATATGTTTTAATTGTCGCTTAGTTTGTTGTCTGATTCTATGACGAATGTTACAAAGACGAGATTGATTATAATATCTATTATCATTTGGACAACTTCCAAACTTAATTAACACGCGTTTATTGTTAATCATCATTAAAAAGTGCAGCTATTACTAACTGCACTAACTAAGTTAAATTTCGCTAACTACATCATATCTAGATTTAAAAGAATTGTATCTTCTAGGTTCTAGATGAAATGATGGTAACTCTATTAATCCACGACATTCATGATAGACATAATTAGGACTTGATTGGCGAGATTCTACAACATGGATAACCTTAAATCCCGCATCATAAATTAATATAAGTCTATATGGATTGCCGGATCTATCGTTATTACGACTAATTACTTGATATGCTACAGCATCGTTCATACAGGAATCTTCTTAGTTGCAGGTACAACTGGTAATGGATTACTACCTAATGATGTGAATATCTTATCCCAATGTACAGTTAACTCTTTAGTTGTTGGATCTAATTCACTAATCACAAATTCACTATTACGTAAATGTTCACTTCTAGCACCAGTAGCAATATTAGATTCATCAGTAAGAAAACTAATTATATTCTGATTCTTATTTTTCTTACTACGATACATATACCCAATAGCATCGGCGTTAGCTACTGTGTATAATTTAAGACTTCCTGTTAACTGAATATCCTTCACATCTAACTCTGTTTTCTCATCAGACGTTACTTTAATGTGACCACTGAGAATAAGAGCTTTACCTGCTAAACCTTTAAATGGTTCAACGATGTCAATAAATGCCCGTCTAAGTAGACCATAACCAGCACCTTTAGGTAACTCAGTTACATCCTTTCCCGTGAAGTTCTTACCAATAGGCGACTTCTTATACTCGAATGTAGCCTTAGCAAGAGCAAGTGCTTCAATTGCAGTTAATGTATCAAGTGCAATGTAATCATATATGGGTTTACCAGCTTTAACGTTTTCAGCTTTAATTAACTTAGCTGTTTCTTCTAATAATGAACCTAAACCAGTACCGCTAGTAGCAGCTTCTTTGCGTAAGTTAAGTTTAGTACCATCATAATATTCACTACCATCTTCTAGGTCAATAAGTAGACTATTAGGTAATTTAAGTAAATTTGACGACTTACCTATTTTGGTATTACTTAGTAACACTAAAATACGTGGATCTGTATTAGCTGCAACTGTACTTGTTCTTGGTAATATTAAAGCCATGATAAATCTATCCTAATTGTTCTAAATAAACTGGTTCAACTACGTCATTAATCTTAACTAAAGTACATTTAACATTTAGTGCTAATTGTATTTCAGCTACTTCACCATATAATACCACACTTTCAACAGTAGCTGTAGTATTTAGAAAGTGAACTCTATCGCCTTTAGTTAAGGTTTGACCATATTCACGTAACACGGTTGTCATTATCCACATTAGAGTTTCTCCAGTATGTCAAGGTAATTTAATTGAGGTTCATTAGTATCAGGTAACTCATTATATATATGCCACCCTACATCTTCAAAATGTCTATCAAAGTCATTTTCCTTATCCTTATTGTATTTTAAATCAGGAAAATCAGCAGATATTGATCTAACAATGTAACGATTTATTTGAGCGTGAGTTAATCTATTATCTATTTCCTCAATATTTCCACCATATACATTATGTTCAATCATCCAATCTCTAATATCTTTTTTAGTTATCATAATTTATCCAGTATGTCAAGATAGTTAATAGTAGGTTCACCGTCTGGTAAATTGTTATAAATACTATTTCTGATCTCTCTAAAGTAAGCATCAAACTTAGATTCCCAATTATCATCAAAGTTACATGATATACTTCTAAGTGTTGTATCACCTTTATCTCTTAGTCGTTTGTCTACTTTTTGAACACAATCAACATTATATACATTGTTATTAATCATCCAGTCTCTAACATCTTTCTTAGTAAACATACTTATCTCTCAACAGTTACAGTTAAACCTTCAGCTACCAATTGATCTCTACTTAATTCAGCAAACGGTTCGGTATATTCTCCTATTAGAGCTTTACCATTAAGATGAGCATCCATCATAATTTGATAACTCTTATCATTACTGAATCCCATAACACTACTTAATATCTCTACTACAACTTCAGCAGGAAATATGCTGTCATCATGTAGAATCAACTTAACCATTGGAGCATTGTTAACAAATGTAAATGGCTCTCTATCTAATACTGCATTCATGATAAAGTCTCCTCGTAATTGTTTAATGCTACTTGATATACGAATAATGCAGCTATTTGACCACGTAATACTGCATTACGATTAATTATCCATTGTTGATAATCAATTTCAATGTAATCTAGAGCAGGATCACTAGATTCTAATCGGAGTTGATGAAGACGATGATCTGCATTACGTTGAGCTATTTGTAATTCAATATCTCGAATTAAATACTCACATTTAAGTATGGCAGTTCGGAGTCTACTTAATGTTAGAAATTTAGGAAACTCTGTCCAATTGATAGTTTTAATGTCTAGAAAGCGAGGGATTTTGATGCGTTGGTCTGTTCCAGTTGTAGTAGTAACCATGATATGACAGCCTCAATTCGTGTTTTAATAGTTGGATATTTGTCAGGTGTCGTGTTGTTGAATGATTTACATTGAACTAATCTCCAATCAGTTATATTATCAGTTCTAGAATATTTACCTTGAGTAAATTCACAAGTAAATCTATACTTATCAATCCTAATACTGAAGATGCGGCGATTCTCATTAAGTGAATTAGAATAACCACCTACACAGTGATTATTGTATCTACCTTCATCTAGTAACTGAAGTGACGTAACTAACTCAATTACTTCACATTCTAGGTAATGTCTATTAATTGGTAATGGAGTTACAAGTACCTTATTTAATCTAGTTTTAGCAGAGTTAATTTTTTCAGTTATCTTTAACTTAATTAAATCAATACATAAAGAATCCGAATAAAAGTCATTCTCCAATATACCGATAACCCATTTACCTTCAACAGTAACTAGATTCTCAATGAACTTAAATAACTCTAATTGTTTATCTAGATTAAGATACTTAAACCAATTAGTAATTTCATAATGTTCATTAGTAAACTTACCTAATCGCGCCAATTGAGTTTTCCAACCTTTTGGAAGAGTAAGAAAATAGGTATCATTAGTTATGCAAGCATTACATAACGTGTAGTATTTAAGTAACTCTAACCATTGTTCCTTCTGATGCTTCTTAACTCCATTACCATATAGTCGTTGAAATACTATGTTCCAGTGTTTATCATTAAATGCTAATGACTTTAACTCAGGTATTACATAATTAGAAATAACTTCAATTGGTTTAGTATCAACTAATTTAAAGTAATTAGATATCAAATTCAACTCATCTTCATTAATAAATGATGGTACTTTAATAGCTGTTGGAGCATACCGTGGATTAATATGTGCGATATAACCAACTATCTTATCTACATCTAAATAAGCATCGGGATATTGACGTTTCTTCTTCAGTAATCTAAATAAAGTAAATTTAGAGGTATTGAAGTTAACTACTTCTATTTGTCGTGTTACTAGAAATGCCGCAAATTCTGGTCTATATATTAATTGTTTAGTAGCTAGATCAATACCAATCATGCAACAATTAATATCGAATGTGTCAATGAGATTAGTTAGTTTACTATTAATTGAATAAATATCAACATAGTTAATATTATCAACTCTACTAACATTAAAGATTGCAAAATGCTTATCTTGGTAATATAAGTTTTTAATTTTATGAGTTGTTCGATAATAGTCACAATTTTCTTGTATAACTAATCTAAATACATCTATATCACCATACTCTGATTTAAGTCCAGTTACTGCACTATATACAATAGATGCAATTGCTCCACCAGCTACAACACCTTCATTTGGTAGTTCTGGTAATTGAGATAGAATAAAGTCACTTGTGATAGTATCTAAAGTCATCATAATTAAAATGGGGTAAATTAATTACCCCAACTAAGGTTACTCTATGTCTAATAAATCATCTACATCTTCTACTACATCTTCTGCAACTGGAACATCAGTTAATTGATTTACAACTAATGCAAGTGATTCACCTTTAGTTTTCCAATCAACTAAACTACTAATTAACTTCAATAACTCAACATTAGTATAATTAAGTTCCTTAAACTCATCAACTATACGTGTTGAAGCATTCATAACTTCAGGATATAATGTGAGTATTGCTGCTAGTATTAATTCAAACTTACTCTTAATGTCAGTACCACATGACTCAGCATACTTGAGGATACCTGTTTTACGACGTTTAGGAACACCTGCTATTAAGGCTGCTATCTTTTTTCTAGTTTCATCATCCAATCCCAACTCAACCAATGAATTTTCTATGTTATTAGCCACGATTGATTTCTCCAAAATTATAAGTGATCTTGCGCCTATCCTATCTGCTGCTGTTACGGGAATCGGCACTTATTTTCTTACCCGTAACAATAATGGTGATAAACTATCTCAACGTGAATACGACTATATAACTCAAGAGCGTAATCGTATTCAAGTATTAATAAATGATGAAATAACTCAGATACGTAAAGATAAGGATGAATTACGTACTGAATTGATTGAGATACGTAATAAGTTAACTGAGTTAGAGAAAGTTGAAGATGAATGTCAACTTAAACTATATCAGGCTCAAGTTATTATTACTCAACTACGGGATCATAACGCATCTAATATGTCTTGATAACTAACATTAGATGATGTAACATTATCATCTAATAAATCAGCGTATGTTAGATGAAGATAATCCCGTAAATCTTCTCTATACTTATACCTACTCGTCGAAAATATCCATTCGGTACATATCTTATCTAATGTGTAACGAGATGGATAACGTAATAGCAATTTAGTAAGGAAGTTATATGATGTTTCATCTAACTCAACTAGATACTTCAAATACTGCTCTTTAGTCATCATATTGACCGATAGAAATAGCATCAAATTGACGAATATTTCTAACTAGATAGTTACGAAAATCTCCACCTTCAAACTTAGTCATAAGTTACCAATCATAAGAATCCTCTGGGTTATTGAAACACCGAAAGATATGATCTTCCTCTGCATCATAACCATTTAAATCCTCATGTATTACTTGACATTCACGGTTATTACCTGAATACCACACTTTAACATTTACTACACGTCGCATTTGTAATCGATCATTAATCACATAAATAATTTGTCCAATTTTAGGTATCCAGAACTTATCTGATACATTAACCGTTCTACATCTATCTCGCCAACTAACAGCATCAGATTTATTATGATATAACTTTCCTTGAAATTTCCAAGCTGGAACTTCTTCAATGTCACCGAGATTATTAGCATAGTAAATATCATTAGTTAGATACTTAGCTATGTTAACTAACTCATTATATTCATTGTAGTTAGCTATCTTGAATGTATTAAGTTTATCAGGATCTATCACATCACCTCGTAATAGTCCATTGAATATAATAGCAGCTAACTCAGTATCAACACAACGATCAATAACAGGTCTATAATCCATAATACACTCCAGGTTTAGGTAAATCTCTATCAGGTAATCCAGTTATAATTGTAATTATCTCTAAATCAATACTAGGTATATAATTACTTAAATACATAGAATTACATGACTTAAATGCTGTAAATAAATCAATTTCTCTATTAAAGAACTTATCATCTACAGGTAAGAAAACATAGGATTGATAATCATCTTCTTGTTCTAAACATAATGCTAGATGTTTAACACCGTTATAATTAACAATTCCCATCATTAAAAAATCATACCATTCAGTATCTAATTGATATAGTAGTTTATTCATTCCAGTAATCGTACTCATTAATTGCTAATTTAGAAACAGTTTCAACTACAGCCGCCAAATCACACTGGTATAAATTGCTACATGATAGGCTGTTCAACTCAAGTACATGATAACTACCATTGGCGAAACATACATCTACTGTATAGATATCATCTGGACACCAAGTTAATTCATTTAATATTGATTGAAGATATTCAATTGCTGCGTTAGATGTTACATTTGTTTCAATTGGCAGATATTGAGATCCTGCAACGATAGTATTACCAGTAACTACAAATCTCCACTCCCAATCTACTTTTTTAACTGGTGAACTAATAACTAGTAACTCAGGATGGAGATTCAACTTAATGAACTCATCTCTAGTATAAGTTCCACCATTAAACTCCTTGAATCCAATATCAGGTCGAACAAATAATCTATCAGCATACCATCGTCTAATTAACTCAGATCCTGACATCATGGTGTAATTGGTATTCAACATATACTTACCCCAGTAAGCATAATATGTTGAACAATTAAAGTTATCACGGTTACAATATGTGCCAGGAATCCATAGTGTGTACTCCACTTCACTACTTACATTAAGTGAACCTCTGAATATAACTGGTTGACTTAGTAGTTTAGTATATCGTTGATTACGTGCTATATCGTCAACGTAGTAATCATGCTTATAATCAATCTCAATCACATTATGACCTTGTTTTCTTACCTCTTCAATAAGTTGAACTTCGTTATCAAATATACCATGTTCAATAACCCAAGTGACCATAATTATTCTCCTAATGGATAAATGTCATCTAAAAACACTAACTTAACCCAATACATATCTAATGTAAGATCCTTAGTTATTGATACTACATCAGCATAAGTACCCCAGAAATAAACATAACCAGTATCTAATAACCTGAGAGCTTCTGACTCAGTAAGAAAAATAGTTATGGTTCTGATTGATGTAAATATCATGAGTTTAAGTAATCATATTCTTCCCAATACTTATCTCTGAATTTATAAAGTATCTCTAAATTTTCATTACCGTAATCACCTAATGACAACACTCTATTAATAGTATATTGCCAATGATGAGCTTTATCATAATAAGGTGTTATTTTAATGTGACAGTAACATCCATCAACTGCAACATCATATATCTGATTAGCTAATATCCAAGTGTCACGATGGGCTAATTTAGCTGCATTATGAGAATCCATACAATCTTGATAGTTTGTATAACTTTCATATTCAACATCATATAACAATCGTATTATCTCTTATATCTTATTCCACTTAACATCATTACTTAACATATTTAACCTGCTTAATAATGTAAATAACTACACATAGAATCATTATGGCGGGAATAATATGGATGGCGCGATCTACACACAACTTATTATGTATGTTGACATACTGCCAAGATAGACTAACAAATAAACTTGGTATGCCTATATCTATTAGTATCTCAACTATGTGAAGTAGTGATCTGTATAAGCTTGACTTCCGCGAGTTATCGTATTCACGTTGAATCTCTAACCAGTAATGTTCATCATGTCCTAATAGTATAGCTAGATGTTTAGCTAGATATTCATTAATTGGTTTAACACCTTCAATAGTAAGTAATATGTCTGATTCACTATATCCAGTTGATTTAGCTATCTGAGATATAGTTACATTACTATTTATTATTGTTGTTCCAAGTTTATCGTTCATTTATTCCTCTATTTAATACTTATTTAATAACTGTAAACCTGTACTATCTGCAACTATGTAGTTATCTCCTGGTAGCGATAATTCCCAATATGGTAATTCAGTTTCAGTATCAAGAGAAAACACATCAATTGATTTATTATTATCGAAAGTTAAATGTAAATTTAAAGTAAAACTCACAACTACTTCTTTTAATATGTGATTAATTAAATCACCATTAATTACTAAATTACTCATCTTAATAACTAATTCATATTCACCTCTCATTAAATCACTTAACTTAGGATGAGTATAATTAGTTAAGTTACCGAAATGTAATACAACTACATCACCATAACTATCACTAACTTGAGTTAGAGGTTGTCCAATTAACTCAGATGTTAATTCATTAAACTTATCTATTGTAATCATGTCAGTCTAAACTCCAGTTGTCTTATCTCATGTTTAATTGCAGCAATATCTAAATCAATTTGTTTTATAGATTGTTCATTATTTAGTAGTTTAAGTTTAATTGACTTTAGTTTATTCAATTGAAATTTAAGTTTTTTCAAACCATATTTAATTTCCCAGTCATCACAATACTTTCCCACGTAAGAAACAAATTGATTAGGATAATGCTTTTTACAATCTTTATAAGCTTGATATTTGCTGTATTTAGCAGGAGAATATTTAACTTCAGATTTATCGTCTATTGCAAATACATATTGAATCATATTATTAAGCGGGCTATTAACCCGCACTACTCTAACCTTCTTTAACGAATGGATAATTAAAATCAATACGACCTTCTCTCATAGCTGCAATATCCCATCGTTCAGTTGTATTGCAAGTGAAGATTGTAATGATTTGAGGTAAACGAGTTTGTTCAAATGGTGTAATAGCTGTATAGACATTACCATCTAACCAAGATAACATCTTCTCAGTTGCGCCATCATTATTAGATGTCCGACTTGGAGCTATGTTATCTGCATCATTAACAACTATGGCTATTTTAGATAGGTATGCTGGAGGTGTAAAACTTCTCATACTAGCACTATCCATGTTGATGATGATGTAACCTAGTTTAGATAACACTTCCTTACAATAGGAGTTACTCCAACTAGTTTTACCAACACCGGGTTCTCCAGTTAATATTACATTGAGTTTATTAATCTCACCTAACTCAAGTTGTTTAACTTTATCATTAATAACATTAGTTAATTCAGCATTATTAACGAAACTACTTAATTCATAGTTAGCATTAGGATAACCAATTTGATAATTATCACTTGTTATATAAGCTGCTAAATTAGATGCAGCTTTATCAATGTAACTATGTAATGTAGTTTCATCAGCAAAACTAACTCTAATACGCGGATTGTCCCCATATTGAGTATGGATAATACACGTTGCGTTATCCCATTTAACTTCGATAGTTCCAACTAAAGTTAACTTAGCAACATCTACATTAACATCATGTGATAGAAATACTCTACGACTATCATCCCATACGTATTGAATAATACTATTAGGTAGACCAAGTAAATTAACTATTCGATAGATAATACTTAATTGAAGTAGGTCTAATATGTGAGGTTTATTATTGCTATTATTAACCTTCCCAGTATTACGAGTTGTATCATCTACACTAATGTAGTAGAACCCACCTTCATCTTCGATATTACACTTACTAGTTTCAACGATGAACGTATCCCAACTATCAGATACAGTTTCGCTAAATAGAGCAATAATATTAGCTATAGGATGTCTAGTTACATTGAACAATTCATTACTAACTGTAGATATAAACTTACCTGCATTCCAGAGATTAATGCGCGATATATCAATCTCAGGAGTGAATATTTCCCAACCTTCAGCTACTAGTTGAGCAATTTCTGTTTGTTTAGACATTTTAATTCCTTTTTCTTACGTTGTTTAAATAGTGACTTGAATTTGCGTCGTCTACTCATTAATCAATGATTCAAGTTTCTGTTTAGCTTCAACAGTTTTCATTAACTCAGTGTTATAAATATCCATGATCTTATTTGCCCATTCACCTAGAGATCTTTTACGTATACCATAGTTCATGTGCATATACTTAACCTGCTCAACTAATTTCATAGCTAATACTGGACTTTTAATTTGATCTGGAACATCGTTGAGAAAATCAAAGAACTGATTATCTTTCATTAACTTATAATCTTTAACTGCCTCCTTACGTGGAAACCAATTATAGTTAGCCATAAATCGAAAGTTATGAATCATTGCATCAAGACGTTTAAACATATAACACCTATCTGACTTATATACGTCAATTTTACAATTAAGACAATTATACATCTAGATTTTCTCTCTATATGTACCACCACTCTGAAGACTAATGCGACGGAGATCCGCATTCTTACTATCTAATATGAAACTATGCAATTTAGCTCCTTTAAGCATAGACAATGTTATGTTACCAGCATAATCATCACCATCATTAACCACTACAAGATGTTTGTCCTTAGCACTTATTTGATTAGGATGTTCAGCAGCTATCTTATCTGCTTGAAGTAATGCCTCAACTATACAATTACCAACTTCAGTACCTCCTTCATTAAAACCCTCATTTTTAATAACTGAATTGAAGAAACTACTTATATCAGCATAATCAAATGGGAGAAAGTAGAATTTATGACAATGTTCCTCAAAGAAAGAGAAGTTGAGCCAACATTCGCCAGCATAAACACGTTTAACTAGGTTATATATAATCCCCATAGCTTTATAGTTCTTATTGGCAGAACGCATAGATGCACTATTATCAACTATTAAGTTAACAAATGGAATCTTGGATTGTTTTTCATACCTTTCATTAACATGACATTCATTCTCAATGATCCGCGAATTAAGTACATTGCGAGGTAGTATTAACTCTCTCGGTGGTATCTTATGCAGTTCATCAAATCCAGTTATGGGACGACTACGAACTATATCTCCATTAACTTTACGTATTAATGTAGGAGTTGGTGCAGTAGAAAGCGCAGCTATCTTATTCATAACAGCACTAACACGTAGTATCTCAGTCCAGGATTTGTCCAATTTAGCAGCACGATTTACGTCATTTACATCATTATTACCAGTTATCTTCATGTCAACTGAATCCATTGACTTAGCTGCTTCTAATTTCTTCTTAATACTAACTGCTAATTGTTTAGCTCTTCCTCTACTCATGTCTTGATCTTTATCAAGAAACTTTATAGTATTAATAGCTTGTTCGAGGGGACTATCTCCTGGAACATCTACACCCATTATTTCTTTAATAAACTCCTGAGTATCAGTTTGAACCTTTACGTCATGTTTATGCCATTCATCTTGAGCCTGACTTAGCTTGGTTACAGTTCCACCGCTAGGTAACTTATATTCACCATTAGACTCAGTATGTAGATTGCGATAATTAGTATTACTTCTGATATGTTTAAGAGTAGTTAATTGACCACCACTCCACATATTAGCTAGATCCGTCACTAATTCTTCATCATAATGCGCGACATTCATCTCACTTGTCATTTGACGTATTTCCCTTGGAAATACAGTGTAATAACTACTTGCTTCTGTTCTAATTGTCATAGTAATAGTGGGGATAATACGTCCCCACATAATGTTAATTACTTAGTTACTGTTGCAGATGCTAATGCAGGAATTTCATTCATAGTTTTTCTAGCTTGATTACCTACCGTGTTAATAAGATCATTTCTCTCTTTAACTAAACTATCTGGAATATTACTAACCTTAATAATTTCACCCTCCATAAGTTGAAGTGAATTAACTAGAGCAAATATAGATACAACATCTTTTTTCGCCTTATATTCATTAATCTTATCAACGGCTCTATCAAAGTGAGTCTTAAATGTATCAAGACTAGATTTAGCATCATTGTAAATCTTCTGTTGTTGTATTTCTTCTTCTAAGTTAGATAGAAGTGATTGATCCCAACTTGGAAGATAATTGAGTACATTAAGTTGTTCAATAGTAGCAACTGATTTATTACTCAGTAACGCCTGAGACTTAATCATATTAATAGTCCACATAAACATACGAGGACTAATAATACGACCTTCATTACCAGATTTCTCAGCTAGAGAACACAGAATACCTTGTAACTCGCTATCTAATTTAACTTCTTCACGAGAAATACGAGCTTCATCAATCTGAGCAATAGTTAACTTGCTATCATCATTCTTCTTATTACTAATAGCACGAATTAATCTAGAATAATCACTACTATCATGACTATCCCATTCATGACGTACAATAATGAAACGTTGAAGAAACGCATCACATGAATTAACTTCAGATGGTGGTAATTCTTCTATACGAACATAAGGATTAACGTTAGTTGCTCCAACTAACAACCTATTAATACTCTTAACTACTTCGCCATTAAGTGTTAATTGCTTATTAGTAATTATAGCTTTAAGTACGCTAAGTGCTTGAAAACTAGCATCTAACATCTCTTCATAAAAGAAGCTATGATTACGTAATATACTAGCTCCTACATTATAGTGAGCTAATGTAATGTCTTCCTTATCAGTCTTAGTAGTACGAGCTATTGCACCACCTTTAATTAAACTAGCTGTAGTCTCAGGATCACACTCTAACATTGCAGATGATCCATCAATGTTGTCAAATACAGCTTTAATCATCTCAGTTTTACCGTATCCTCCCTTACCATATAACATAAGAGGAATACCAGATACAACAGCTAATTCCATAGAGTTAGCAAATGTAGCGGTGTTAATAAATCCAGCGTTAGATAAAACGTTGTTTAAATTGAATGTCATGTGATTCTCCTAGATATGATTACGATATGTACCACCACTAGCAATAGATAACTTCTGTAAGTTATAATTACTGCTATCTAATATAAAACTATGTAACTTAAATCCATCTAAATCAGGTAGAGTTAAGTTACATTCATCTTGACCATCATTAATTACAATTAGTTGTTTATTAGTTGATATTACACCTCTAGACTTACTAATAGCCTCTTTAATACACCTCTGAACATCAGTACCCCCTTTATCAAATGATGTATGATAGATAGCATTCCAGATACTAGTAACATCTGAATCCTTAGTTACGTGATACCAATCGAAACAAGTTCTCTCAAAGTAAGAAAAAAGTAGTTCACACTCGCCCGATTGGACACGCTTAATTATGTTGAATATGATACCAAGAGCCTTATTCATCTTGTTATCACGTTGCATAGAACCACTAACATCACATATTAGCGTTATAAATGAAAGTTTATCCTCCTTCCGATATCGTTCAATAATGTGAGATTCATTATTAATGATGCGATAACTGAGATAATTAACTGGATTAATCAACTCAATTGGATTGATTAGATTAAGTTCATCAAATCCGCGTATAGGTCTAGTTTCGCAGTATTCACCAGTAGAATCGGCGATCATAGTATTACTAGTATCTATGATACCTAACTTATCAAGAGTGTCACTAGCACGTAATACCTCAGCTAATTTATAACTGATTTCACCAGATAGAAGTAACTTCTCATCGGCGGATCTACGTCCCAGTGATTTAACAGTTTCCTTAATACTCTTAACCTTTTTTCTTACCTCATGATTATTATTGAATATTGGTAATGTTAATTCACTATTACTATTATCATCACCAGTTTCACCATTAGCTAATAACTCAAGTATGTTAAATACTTGTTCTAATGGAGATCCCGATAAACTACTAGCTAATGATGGTACTTTCTCTAGGAAAGATTGAACATTGACTTCATAATCAATGTTATCTATACACTGTTGCTGCATATATTCAACTGAAGTTAATGTACCTCCAGTTAACATATTAAACATATCAGTAACTAAAGTAGGACAATAGTTATAAATGTCGAATTTAGCAGCAACTACATCCATTTCATCAGTAGTTGGAGTAACTGCATCTAGATGTGCGATAGTTCTCATAGTTGAATTGGAGTTAATAACTTATCTAGTTTTATTGCAACTTCATTTAACAGAGATTTAAACTGCAACTTAACTTCATTGTATTTAACTTCAGTATCATCATCATACGTAACTGTAGTTAGAAACTCATCATATAACTTAGTTATAGATAAATGAAGTGTTTGTAAATGCCAATATAATTCCAAGTTATTAAAATCAAAATTAGTTGATTCTTCATACATTTTCTTAACTTTAACTAATCTACTACTAAAGTTATCTAACTTTTCATTAGATACCTGTCTCAATTCAATCTCCTCAATTGCTTCATCAACTTCATCCCAATCAACGCTCCAGTAACTTAGATAATCAATAACTCTGAAATCACATCTCTCAACTACATTAGACCCACGCAATAATGCAGCACTTTTAATTAATCGCACTGTCCATTGAAATGCTCTAGGACTAACAGTATTACCACTATTAGCACTATCTTCAGCTAACTTAGCTAATAGTCGCCATAAGTCAATATTAAATTCAATTAATTTAACATCATTACGCCATTTATCAATGTCAGTTAACTCAAATTGAACAACTGGTAATTCGTTAACTGATGGATATAATGCAATATAATCGTCAGCATTATGAGATTTCCAACCATGTTCAACTATCATGAACCTCTGAAGAAATGCAGCACAACTATTACGTTGATTCTCACGTACTGTAGATGTTACAGATGTGGGATTAATGTTAGTCGCACATACTAGAATCTTACAATTATTAATGATCTCATCACCATTAATATGTATTTTCTTACCTGTAATCACAGCCTTCAGGAAACTAAGTGCATTGAAACTCGCATCTAATACTTCTTCTAACATGAAGTAGTCATGCTGTAGTAGCGAATTAGCCACATTGTAATACGCTTCAGTTAAACTACCACCTTCTTGATTAATGGTTCTTGCAATTGCGCCACCTTTAATAGCAGCACTAGTTGTTTCAGGATCACATTCAAGCATTCCGAAACGTCCATTGAACAGAGATAATGCACTAATTAACATCTCTGATTTACCATATCCACCTTCACCATGATAGATGATTGGGATGTCAGCTAATACGCTCAACATAAATGTATCGGCAAACTCATCTACATTAATAAATCCATCATTATTGAGCTTATTGATTAAGTTATCTAACATGGAAACTCCTATTTATTTAATTCTTTGATGCGACGCATGAATACGGTGTAGTTGCTAAATCTTCAAGCCAATCTATAACCTTGATTATATATTGTCGCATATTTAATCACTCCCATATCAGAAAAGTTGTCTATGAAGCGTTGAATTATCGCAGTATCCTGACTTAGTAAGAAAAAAGAAGAGTAATGCGCCGGATTACGTCCTGGTTGGAGATAATTGGGGTTACTAACACCATTAACCTCAGTTCTACCATCTATCCAATTAATACGGCTGCGACACTTAACATGAACATAGGTTTCAAGTTCAGGTACTTGCCAGCATACAGACTCACTGTAACCAGCAAATATGATGTTAACACTCTTATCATTCTCGTATGTCTCAATTGCTTTAATTGCCGCACGACTAGCAGGAATGGGCGGATTACAATATACATTACCAGTCCAATCTAATTCATAGCCGCCTGTACCATCAGGAGGAAATGGATCTAAAGTTACACCTAATGTTGAATTAACTTTATCCCAAATATATGGTGGTGTATACCAACTACTACTATTAGACATTAATCAAGTACCTCTTAGCTATATGGAACCAGTGTGGACACAAATCACTTAACTTACTCATCAGATACTCAGTTTGTCCAGGTAGGCATGGTTTAACATCGCGTTTATGAATGCGGCGTTTAACTGTAATTAGTTGTCTTTTTCTAGTTACATAACTGAAATATTTCTTACCTATTGAGTTATAGCAAAATCCAAGAACATCGGGTTTAAGTTTAGTTACTGGTATACAAGCTCCCCATTTACCATCTTTAATTAAAATTAAATCACCTCTCTTATTTACACCATCGGATTCTATTAGTATCAGATAATCAGGATTACTAATTGCATAATGGAACAACACTGACCAAGTGTAATTCGCAACTAATTTACAGTCAGTACGTTTACTCTCGTTAATTAATTTTATTAGCTGATTCATAAAGTTCATCAAACTCCTCATTTATGCAATCTAATATATTTTTACTTAATCCTCGATAATACTCTATATCCCATGCTATATAGAAACCACTATGCGTGCTAGTTACACGTAAGACATTATCGTAATAACTTATGAGATAATGTCCATCGTAATGTAGACTATAGCTAGTACCACAAAAATATAGTACCGCTTTAACATTATTCTCGTATCTAAATGTTATGTAGGTAGTGCGATATTTATTATTTTTATCAAACTCACTAGATTTAGGAAATCCAAATAACTCAATTAACATATTAATGTAATGACGCGTATCACTATCTATCTTACCTCTCCATGGTTTATCTACTACTTCAGGTAAGATAAATTCACAATTCTGAGGATTGAATTTAACGTCGGCTAGTGGGTATTGATATGTCTTAGAACTCTTTGATCTCATCTTGTAGGCTTTAGCTAGTAATGATTCATTCATTACTAGCTGATAATAATAGGTACTAGTTGACGCTGTATCTTGATAACCGTTAGCCGCTGACGGAATAAATACTGGAATATTTGATCTATGATTACAATGTTTGTATACTGGTGTAGATTGTTGCATAGTACCATGCCACCACTCATTTAAGTCATTAAAGTTACTTAATAATATCAGAGCATTACCGTATATATTCTCTAACCATAAACCAAATATCTTAGTATGATCAGGATCACTGTACATTATACGTAATTTAGCTCTTGCGGTGAAACCTTTACCATCTACTGACATAGATTCTCCAGCTACCCAGAAAAATAGAGTCTTACCTAGATGCTTCATATCTCCATCTATTTTATTCATTCTGGAATTAGCATCATGTTTGGCACGATCATCTGTAGCTTGGCATGATGAATAGTAAATCGAATTACCTTGATTGCAACAGGTATCTTCATCACTTACTATACGTGTAGTAGAATTTGTTACTGTAGCTGATAATAAATCACTTACATTCTTATTATCTAATCCAATTGATAATAAATGCCTACTTAACTTCTTATTACCTATTCTCTTACTGCGCCATTCTTCAGGTGTTAATCCACGAGCTAATTCTGCTAATTCAGGCTTGTTAAAATTGATAGCGGCTAACGTGAGCATATCTTGGTATAGCATATTTAGTCCTCTAATATTGAATTGAATGTTTTTATTAATTCTGATTTAGATAATGGATAATTAAAGACTAATGGTACTGTAACCATTTTACGAAGTTGTTCGATGTAATCAATACGATAATCATATATCGTTCTATGCAATTGAGTTACATCAAGTCCAATAATAGAGCCTGGATATTGAATCTTAGAGTTAGTACAGTTCTTAGTAGTATCACAAATTAAAATACCACTATTACTAACAACTAGATGATAGACGTATTTACCTTTTTTAACAAGCCTATCTGAATGAACAGGTACTAAACCAAACGACCAAAAACTAAAACCAATCTCTATTCTAAAATCTACATCACCATAAGTTTCAAACTCTTCTAACTTTAATTTATCAACATAACTATTCAACTTAGTTACATCAATAACTCTATCTAAATAGCGTATTATTATTTAAACCTCCACTCAATAAATCTGACACAACCTGCTAATATGCCAGCATCTACATAACTAAGCGGTTTAAACAATATATTAACTATGAAGTATATAACTACTGCATAAATTAATAATATTATGACTTCTGCAAAATACTCAATCAATTTATCTCGCATAATATCCTCCTAAGTAAGAAAAAAAGGGGAGTATAGAACTCCCACATAACTAACTATTTCTTGTTAGTACTAAATAATCCAACCAGATATAAATTAGTTAGTACACATAACCATAAATCAACTTGAGTTGTGATACCAAATGTTAATAACCATTTAGTTATAATAACTTGAAGTAACCATCCTCCTAGTACAAAAACACTAACTGTTAATACTAACGC